AATATAACTCCAATTATAATACCCAATAAAAGAATATATATTGATGTTATAAAATTATCAATTTGCATATATATAACTATTTCTATTTTTAATATCGATCTATTACTTTGAATTAAAAAAAGATATAAAGAAATTACCTGTGATTTTATATATATACGATTCTAAATGGAGACCAAAGTTGGTACTTCTCAATCATCATTCAAAGATAAAAATATAAAATACTCGTCATTTTGCAGTAATATTATCAATAAATCATTAATTGTACATGGAACACTTGATAGCAAACATCAAGAAAGAATGAAAGAGTTTGAAAAAAAAGATAAACAACTATCCAAATTACAAACACGATTAGAAAAATTACAAAATGAATATGATGATACTATGGATTATACTTTTGAAAACATAGGTAAAAGAGCAACTTTGAAAGAAGGTATACGGGAAATTGAAGGAGAAATTAGAAAGATAGAAAATTTAGAAGATGAACTTGAATATTTTGATAATACTCTCGATATTATCGATAAATATTATAATAATCAAACTGATACTAAATCTGAATGTTTTGATAATTATCTGAAAGTTACACAGAAAATACAGATCAATAATAAACGACCTAATCATATGCCTCACTGTGATTTTTGTAAGAAGGAAAAAACATTACATTTACAAGAAGGTATCCTAGTTTGTACTGAATGTGGACATTCAGAATTTATAGCTATCGAAAGTGATAAACCAAACTATAAAGAACCTGTTATTGAAACTAAACCTAATGGCTATAAACGTATGAACCATTTTTCAGAACTATTGAACCAATTCCAGGGTAAAGAATCAACTGAGATACCAAATGAAATATTTCAACAAATAATTAATGAATTGAAGAAATTAAGAATATCCGATTTATCTACTCTTAATAATTGTACATTACGCGCTATTTTGAAAAAACTTGGTTTGACATCCTATTATGAACATATTCCATATATAATTAATAAACTTAATGGTTTACCTCCACCAATGTTAACCAGAGAATTAGAGGATAAGTTAAGACAATTATTCAAGGAAGTACAGGAACCATTTAAACAGTTCAAGCCAAATAATAGAAAAAATTTTATTAATAACAATTATGTATTCCATAAATTATTCGAACTATTAGGTTACGATGAGTTCTTACCTTATTTTAATTATTTAAAAAGTAGAAGTAAGTTACAAGAACATGATGAAATTTGGAAGAAAATATGTGAATTTAACAAGTGGGAGTACTTTCCTAGTACTTAATTTATAAATAATCTGTAAAGATTAGTTATAAATTACAAGAAAATATGTGAGTTTAACAAGTGGGAGTACTTTCTTAGTACATAATGTGTATTTAATTTATAAATAATCTGTGAGGATTAGTTATAAATATGGCTGGAGGGTTATTACAAATTGTTTCAGCTGGAAAAGAAGATATTTTTTTAACTATTAATCCTCAAATAACTTTTTTTAAAATCGTCTACCTTCGATATAGTAACTTTGCTATTGAAACTCATGAAGAAACATTTGATGGTTCTCCTAATTTTGGTGAAGAAGTTACTTGTAATCTCTCTAAAATTGGAGACTTGATTCACCAAATTTATGTTAAAATTGATTTACCTGAAGTACTTATTCAAAAAATTAATTATACCTCTAACCCTTCTATAGTAAGTTCTTTACAATTGAATAAATTAAATATATATATTAAACCATTATTCGTCCTTTGGAGAAAATTATATGCACAAGCTATAAGTACATCATCTAATTTTGCTACTGTTACTCAAGAACTTGATACTTTTATTAACTCTGATCAATTTAAAATATATAATGTTTATGATGATATATTTAGAACCGTCGCTAATACAATTTCTGATTACTATTATTTAGACTTGATTCATTGGTATCATTTTTATTTTGATGGGTTTGCAAATTCAATTTATGACCAAAATGCGACCCTTGAATATAGATCATCACTTCTTAAATTTCTTATTGACTTTAAACAATCTGTATCTGATTATAAAAGACAATTAATCAATGAAGTAGAATATCAAGAAAATATTAATAAATTAAATGAAACTATATACTATCGTTTTGCTTGGATCAAAAAATTAGGTCTACGATTAATAGAACGAATAAGTTTAGAATTAGGTGGTCAAGTAGTTGATAGCTTTTCATCTGATATGTTAAATGTATGGTATGAATTATCCCTTAATATTAACCATAAAGATACCTATTATAAGATGATTGGTAATGTTAATTCATTAACAAACTATAATTCAGATAAAAAACCAGCTTATTCAATGTATATACCCATACCTTTTTGGTTTTGTCGTTTTCACGGGGTTGCACTTCCCTGTATAGCTTTAAGATATCATGATATTCAAATTAGTGTTAAATTTAGAGACTTAAATGATTGTATCTTTTTTGAACCAATAGAAGATGCAAGATCTGATGATATAAATTTAGGAGATTATGTAAGATTTACAAATGCAAGTTTATTAATTGATTATGTTTATTTAGGACAAGATGAAAGAGAAAAATTTGGAAATAGTCGCTTAGAATATCTTATTGAACAACATAAATATATTCAATATACTGATATTCAAATACCTAAATTTAACTGCGATTTATACTTTTATAACTCGGTTAAAGAACTATTTTGGACTGTTCAATCAAAATCTGCTATTCAAATCTTTAAACAGTGGGATGTATATAATGATGTTAATATGTCAAAAATAACTAATGTTTCTAATATTGGAGATAATCTATTATCTATTCAAGTATCTATATATGGTTTGAAAATTGGTGATAAAATTAGGATAACTAAAACAAAATTTTATAATGGAGATTATATAATAGATTCAATTACAGAAGATAATCAACAAACAACTTCAATTGTTATAAAAGGTAAATATGTATCTTCTATTGATAATGGCTATTTACAAGTAATTAATACATCTCAATTAGTAGATAATATGACATTAATATTAAATGGTATTAATATAAGAGATAAAATTGACCCAATGTATTTTAATACACTTCAATCATACATTTATCACTCTAATAGTATCGATGATGGAATCTATATGTATTCCTTCGCTCGAAAACCAGAAATATTACAACCATCTGGATCTACTAATTTATCTGTTATATCCTCTAAATCTGTCTTTTTTGATATAAATCCATCTTATTTTAATCGATTAAAAAATAATAATGATACCCTTATTGTAAAAATGATGTCTAAAAGTTATAATATTTTAAGTATAAAAAATGGGATGGCATCACTCGAATTCAGCATTTGATATACTTTCTTTTTCTTTATGTTTTATTAGAAACTTAAAGAATAAATAATTTATTAGGTTACATTAATATGACTGGAGGTATTTTACAGTTAGAAACTTATGGTATAGAAGATAAACCATTAATAGGAAATCCAGAAGTTACTCTTTTCAAAAAAGTTTATAAAAAACATAGTTTATTTGCTCTACAAGATATTGATATCAAATTAAAAGGACAATCTAGTTTTGGTAATACATGTGAAGCTAATATTCCTAATAATGGTGACCTGTTAAATGAATTATCTGTATCTATTGATTTACCATCAGTTAATGTTTACTATCCAAATTCTATACAACATGAAGTTGATTCTATTATAACACAACAAGCTAATGATTTAAATTTGGGTTATTCAGAATATAGATATATTAAAGAACGATTAAATGAAATTAATGATATTGTTAATAATGAAGTTAATGAATATCCTCAAGCAGTTCACCATGTTATGGTAGCAAAAACATATCCTTGGTTAAATGGTAATCATAATCTTATAGATGAAGGTCGTCTTAAGGAATATTTTGATTCATTTTTTAGTTCTTATAATAATGGTTCAGATAATGAATACCGTGATCAAATTTTTGAGATGAAATACAATCAGGATACTATTGATGATATTTATAAAGAAACTATTAAACAGTTCTATTATCCTACTAATTTTCAGTATCTTATCCATGAATTTCAATTAGTTAATAGAGATAAAACAATATCAAGTTCTAGTATTTTTTATCAACAATTCTTAACCAAATTAAGAGATTATATTATTCAATCCCCTGAATTTAAACTTGTAAAGTATATTGAAGATCGTAACACTCGTGATATTAACTTCTTTGATATATCTTATAATGAAAGCATTATTGTCGATATTAATTTAAAAACTAATACTAATGTTGAATTAGAACCATTATTATTCTGTTATGGATTTGATGGATTAAATTATACATTAAAATCTGTTTTACATCAGACGAATAATGAGTACTTTCAAGATGGATTCATTATTAAAGCTGAGGTATTACCTCTAAATTATTCATTTATAGAATCAGAATTAACTAATAATAATGGTAACTTAAAAAATATATATTTTATTGGTTCGAGAAAAGATGTTATAAACTCATTAGATTTACAACAAATTATTAGCATAACTACTACATCTACACAATGGATAGTTACTATCGCAGAACCTTTACGTGATATATCAAAAAATGCACTAGTATATATATATGCAAGTACTTCTCCTGAAGATCAAGATTTGATGACTTTAGAAGGCTTATATGCAACAGATAAAAATCAAATAAAGTATGTTTTGGATTCAAGTAATAATTACTATCAAGTTCAAAATAATATCATCCAAATAACAGATAATAAAGACTTGAATAAATTTATACCTGTTATTTATGACAATAATAATACACTCAATTTAGTATATAATAGCAAGTACTATATTGATCAAAGTGGTAATATATCTCCTATTACTTTTACTACTGAAACAAATAATATTGCTTTTGTTGTTGATTTATTTAGAAATAATGGCCAAAATATAACTATTAATTCTGTAAATGATATTAGCAATAATTTAATTCCTATTTTTGAAACTGATACTAAACCTAAATATATATATCGTGGTAAGTACTTCAATTATCTAAATATTTTCTATAAGAATTATCAAGAACAAAAATTAGAATACCCAATAGATGGATTTCCCTATCAAACACCCTTTTCTATTTTATATGTTCAAGACATTTCCAATAATAAACTTTATCTTAATAAACTTGAATCTATACCTATATCTGAAAATGACTACGTTTATATATCTAGTAATATAGATATTGTTAATACAACAACAAATACAACAGATTTTACTATTATTGGTAAAACTATTAATAATAACTTTGATGCTTCATCTAATCTTATATTAAATAATCAAAATGTTACTAATAATGGTCTTTTTCAATTCTATTGGACAAATAATTATAATCTAATAGATCCGAAGGGATTAGCAACTTATGTTTCCAAACAACGATGGAGTGATAATACTATTATGTATACTATTGAAAGTACTACATTAAATAATCAACGTTTTCTTCCTCTATCAAATATAAAACTATTGGATATTAATTATGATGTATATAACAATTATAATTTTATATTACAACAACTTCAAAATAGTACTTTAACTATATCTGAACAAATTAATTTAATTATTAATGAAAGTGGTAAGGTTTCTTTAGATAATATTAACTATCTAAAACGATTATTCCAAAGTATATTTAATCAAGATTTGTATGTATCAATTTATGTAAAAACAGATAAAAATACAGATATTATTCTACAAACATTTTTTGGATCAACTCATCAAACACAATTAACAAATAGTATTTTTGGAACAACTATTAATCAATACAATCTTATGGAATCTAAATTAGAAACTGCATACAAACTTTTTATTGATAAAATTGATTTGGAATTTGTTAAAACTATTAAAGAAATTCAATATAATAAAACCTCTGTATTATCAGAATTAAGTAGTGAATTATGCTTTGTAATTACAATATTTGATATTTCATTAAACGATGCTACTAATGTAAACATTTCATTTACATCTAATGATAGTATTCAAGAATATCAACAATGGGATATGTATAATTATGATATTAGCAATACAATTGTTATTAATAATATGATAGTAATTAATAATACTTTATTAGTTACAAATTATAGTGATTTAAGAAAATTAATGTTGATTGATAATTTAACTTCAGGACAATTAAAAGTAAATGATATTGTAGTCACTAGATGGTCAATATCATATGGAATTGAATATGTTAGAAATACATTACCAATGATATCAAAACAAATGAATGAACATTATATTTTAAATGATATTTTACCAAAGTTTTATAAGTATCTAATGACCAAAATAACAAATAAAATTACTGATTCACCACTCAAAAAATATGTAACAACTCATTTGATTGACAATTTATGGCATATGATTATGGATATAAAACAAAATGTAGATTATGGTTTTAAAAATATTGATAGTGATACTTTATATCCTAATATTTATGCTATAACCAATTCAGTAGTATGTTTTGATGGTATTATTATTAAGAATATGATGACATATATATTTGATAAATATATTATTGATTATATCCGTCCTAATATCATATCTCAATTGAAAGATACATCTTATAATGGAACCTATTTTTATAATGCAAATGATAATCCAATATATAAAGCAAATGTTAAGGATATAGAATTAAGTAATCTGAATACTATTGAACTTATTAAATGGTTTGTTTATGTTCTTAACGGAGATTTAATTGTTTTTAAAACATTGACATATAAAAACCTATTAGAAACAATCAATCCAAGTAATAATTTATATATATTAATTACAAACATATTTGAGACAATATTCAGTATTTTACGTAATGAAACAATATCAATAGACAATATCAAATATACTCTTTTAACAGAAAATTCATCACTATTTTTTGGTAGTATTAAAAATTTAACAATTATTCCTATTGAGGATGTATTATCATATTTGGATATATATTTAATGGAAGTATCGAATGAATATACATACAATTATATAATTGATTACTTTACAATTTATAAGACTGAATATTTATCATTTTTCAGTAATTTCTTCAATAGTATAAATGATATTGGTTTAACAAGTTATAATATATTTAGAAATTTAGAAAGAATTGCATCATTTGAAATAAAAGATTATATTAAACAATTAGAATATCCAAGATTAGTCCCATCATATCAGCCAAGTATGGAATACTTATTATTAGGAGATATTGATACATCAAATAATAGAAACTACTTTTTTGGTTATAATCTTAAATCTTATAGCAAATTAATTGATTATATTGATAATTTTTTCATTGATAATGTCTTTCAATATACAAATAAATATTTTTCTTATAAATCTTTACTTCGTCTAGAAAATAAGAATGATACTGATATTATCAAACAATGGCAACAAGATATGTATTCTATGAATAGTATTACATCAAGTTTTGAATATAAAATGGCTTTGGAATGGGAAATATTTAGCTCATTTAATATACCATTATTTGGAACTATGAAGAAAGGAAATGATGATATAATATATATTTATGATGCTAGTAATAATATTGCATATAGATATGTATCAAGTGTAATTAAAAATGAAAGTAATTCTTACGAATTAGTAATAGATAATAAATACTTTTATAATTATACATTTGAAGGAATTAGATATCCAAGTTATAATTACAATCCAGTGACTGGTTCAAATAGAGTATTAAAATATGTTTATGATGCAAGTAATAACCTAATTGATCAAATCGCAATTGATACATCTGAAAATGCTTTTATATTAAGTGGTTCATTATGGTCAGTAATAGTAGATGGACAACGATACTTTAATATTAATGATACTTATTATGAATTAACAATAGGATATACATTTGATGCTAGTGGTAATATATTAAGTCCTCAAACATATATTGATATAAGTGGAAATACTAAAAATTTCATAGAATTATTATATCAAAGAACTGAAGATGGTGTAAATAAAATTTATAAACGTAATAATATTGAATATATATGGATTCAAAAAGACTACCTAATTTACAATTTAACTGATAAAAATAATGGTATTACAACTATTAGTTATTCAACAGTACCACTAGGAAAACTAGGTAAAATTGGTTATAAACGTATTGAAAACTATTATAATGATAATGACATTATATACACATTACATAATACACCAAATAATCCAGAATATAGACCAATAACTATTGTTAATAACAAATTTACTAATATTTACTATCAAATGATTGGAAATACAAACTATACATATGAGGATAACTATGAAATTATTTTGAATGGTGTGTATAATGAAACTAATGAATTAGTATTTAATATAGAAGGAAATACATTAATTGACTTGGATGGTAATATAAAATTTGTATACTATCCAAATTCTACAAATACACTATTCAAAATAAAAGAAAAAGTATATGATATTGTAAATAATCAATTTATTGGAGAAGGAGTGTATAAGAACATGTATTATAACAAGATGGTTTTTATAGATACCACATTTCGACAGATAGTACAACAATATGGTTTAATACCAGATACAAATTGGATAACATTTAATAACATACCTACAAATGTAAGAGAACAATACAGTCCTATTGAAGTTTCAGGATTTGTAGTTGATAACAGTTTGAATTTTGTTAAAGAAATTATTAATGAAGTATTTAATCAAGATGGCTTACAAACAACAAGTAATTTGAATTGGAATTTAGTTGATTTATTAGATAATATTGAATACAATATTCCAATATTAATAAATATGTATATTAAATCTGGTCTGTTTCCACCTGACCAAAATTGGAAACAATATATGTATGTATCCATGTGGAATAATATGATAAAAAATGGTGTTGTTAATTATGGTCAATATTTTAAAAATAGAGATGATAATACTGTTAATCAAATTATTAATGAATATGAAAAATATAATGTTTCAGTATTACCAGAAGATAGAATCTTTACATGGAATGAAACTAAACAACGAATTGAAACTAATTACAATAATTTTGGTGACGATGATATTGTTGCCTTTATCCCAAATATTTCAGATTACTATATTTATACATCTACAGATGTAACATCAGTTAATAATACTATATTATCAACATCAAATAGTATGGAAGAAAAAATGGTTCAATTAGTAGCATTATATAAGAATATGTATGATAATTCATCCAATGATTTATCCTATAATTTATCCTATGAATCAAGATTTTTATATGCAGAATTAAATGTTCTTAACACTATTGAAGTTGCTAAGAAAAAAGAATATCAAAATAATTTGAATACACGTGTACCAATAGATATCCGTAATGATACTTATAATTTTAGTGGTATAATTTATCCTATGAATGGATTTGGTCGATATTATGAAAATACATATTATTACTACAATAAATGGATTAACAAATACAATTTATATAATATTAATTATAAAGTTGATATATCATTAAATGATACACCTAAATGGTTTGGAGAAAAAAATGGTGAGAATAAATGGAATACATTAATTAATGGAACACAAGTAATTGATAATTTTGGTTTTTCACTAAATTATATTAATTATGGAGATTATGCTATTAATGGTTATTCAACTTCAACTAATTATATAGTATATTTTACTCAATTAGGTAATACAAGTCCCACACCTACAGATCCAAAAATAGTTATTAATACTGGTTCCAATTATATAAATACTTATATTTTATATAAAAGAGGAATTGAAAATGATAGAGATTATATAACTATCAGATTTGAGGATTTTGGTAATAATGATACTAATGATATTACTATAAATAATGAATTAGCTGAATTTGGTATATATAAAAAACTTATTGAAGTAACCATATTTGCCTCCTACTTTCCTACAAAAATAAGAGTTGTAACTAATATTAAAACAGGAGTTGAAATAACAATAACTTCACCTACACAGTTCTTTGGTGATAGAATAATAAATACATCAATAACACCATTAACTATGTTAGAAGTTATATTTGAGTGGTCAGATAGTATAATTACATTTAATACACCAATATGGCAAGGTTTGGATGATAATTCTGAAAGATGGAAAACTGTAGATCAATATGATTCAAGATATAATCAATATTATAATAATGAGAAGTTTTTTATAGGGGATATTGGATTTGATTTTATTTTACCATACATAGGAAAGAATATTAGAAACAGTATTTACATCACTTCTAATAACAGTATTATATTTGAAGATAGGCTTATATCAAATTTTAGTACAATTAATGGTTTACTAACTACACCAGGTATATATATAGGAGGTAATGACTATGTAGCTGTACAAGTATTAAAAAAAAATGTGTATGTGAATGGTGTTAAGGGAGTTGTAATACGTTTTGAAGGTGATACTTTTACTAGTTATCTATTTTGGGAAATTACATTTTATGAAAATAATAATATTAATATTGTCAATGGTAACAATCCTGGTATAGTATATGGATTTTCAGATGGACAGGGAAAAATGTTAATTAAATACGATCAATTTAACAATAAAGAATTAAAAATACAAATTACTCCTCAATATAAATGGGATGGTGAAATCTTTTATTATATGAATGGAAGTGAAAAAATACCTGTTAATTATGATGTTCCCGATTCAATGTTATACATTAAAAATGGTCATTTAGGAAGATATACAGATTTACCATTTGGATTTGTATATAATCCATCAACACATAAGATTATATATGATGCAACTTTTGGTTATGATAGAATGGTAATGTCTATGTTATACTTCAAATGGAACAAGTATTTAGAACAAATATATATGCCACTTTTAGTCAATCGTAATTTGGATATTAATACAACTAATATTCAATTATATAATAATACTTTTAATACATCTAATATTTTACTAACTCCAATTCTAATAATTACTGAAAATTTTAATGAACTTGTACCTTATTTTCTATCATTAATAGAAAACTCCCAAATTTTTTCCAAAGAAGCCTTTTATGCTATTAAAAAATATATGAATTCTGAATCAGGTAAATATTTATACATTATTATTAACGATACTAATAATTTAATTTTAGTTAATAACTATATTATTCTTAAAAAAAATGGATATTCATTTGGTCCACTATTTATAGAACTAGCTTATAATATTGATATTAAACTAAAACTTTTAAAAATATTAAAAGATCCAGTATTTAATTTTGATCCACAAGCTAACTATATTTTAGAAGGACCATTTGATGATAAAGTTATTAAAAATGTAAATAAAGATACATTTGAAGTACCAATAGTTAGTATTATACAAAACTTATTAGGTTACTATGATAGATTCAATAATAATGATCTATATGATCCAATATATATTACTATTGCAATGTTAGGTATTAGTCCTTTAATTGATTTTATAGATAGATTTAAAAACTTTTCAAACTTTGCTCTTCCTCAATTATTAAGTTTAAATGCAATTTTAGACAATCCAGATTTATTAGAAATAGTAACTACAAATCCAAATGTATTGATAAATATGATTAGTTTAATATATTTACTAACGGAAAATAAACTAAGTGCTATCAATTTAGAAACATTAAATCTTGTTATTTTATTTATTATAGCAAGGGAATTATTCCTAACAGCCAAATTAGCAGGTGTAGCACCAAATGGAATAATAACAACATTATTTTTCCCTAATATTTATACTGTTGTATTCAATAATCAGGCTTTACTATCATATATATTCAATAATAATTTGATAGATGTAATTGATATTTTAACACCTTATCCTGGTTTATTAACATATTTATTAGATCCAAGTAAAAATCTATTAGACATAAATGTGTTGATAATGTTCATATCACAGTATCCAAAGGTATTACAATATTTTATTGAAACAATTGTAGGCTTTAATACCATTATATATGCCTACCCAGGTATTGGTCAATATATAATTGATCCAAATAACAATTTTTCTATTTTTACTGTTCAATCTACCCAAATTTTACTCCATCCTCCTACATCTATAACTAACTACACTTATACAATTACAGGTCAATTATATGGAAATGGTACTTATGATATTTCTGCAAGTTCTATAGTATTGACTAGACGAGCATGGTATGCTTTTAATCAATCAAATGAATTAGATGATCATTGGCAAACTAATGGTGGATATGAATATTTTACAGGTAATTTCTCAAGAACTACTTCTACATTTGCTAGTAATACTATATTATCAGGTGAATGGTTACAAATTAAACTACCTATACCAATTGTTTTAAGCTCCTATGTTATTGTACCAAGACAGGATACATATAATGCACCTCGTAGAAGTCCACGAACATGGACTTTGGTAGGTTCAAATAATGGATTAACATGGACAATTATAAATAATCAAAGTGATATTTATTGGACTACAACTGATGGTAAAACTTTTGATACATCATATAATAATATACCCTATTCATATTATCGAATAATTATTAATAAAGTTGGTAATGCTTCTTTGGGTGATGCAGAAAGTTGTGCTATTCAAGATATGTATTTTAATGGATTTTATCCAATTTTAATACCATTCAACATTAATGATTATCAAAATGTTCCATTGGAACAAATATTGGCTCAATTAATTATACCAGATTTTACACCTATATTAAATCAATTATTAATAGATATTGCAGATGGTGATATTAGTAATAATTATGGTGTTCCTATATCGTCACCATTAGATTTATTAGTTAATACTACATTAGATACAGTAGTAAGTACTTTAATAAATCATATATCTAGTGGATACATTACACTTCAAGATTTGGATTTACCAGGATTTGGAGAATTATTTGCACAATTAAATATACCACAATTAATTCAACAACTAACAATTGATATATCTAATGGGTCACTCAATACTAACTATGGTATTGATATAACATCACCATTCCAATTATTTGGAACTTTTGATATTGTTACTATATTTGGAACTATCTTTAATGATGTATCAAGTAACGAGTTGATGATTCAATTAGGATTGGATACTTTGTTAACTGATTTAGATCCATCTCAAAATCTATTAAATAGAATGCGAACCAATACTTATTTGATTAAATATATTTTAGATCCAACTAATAATATTATAGAATTTACAGAGGTTGTTGATTTGTTTGTAAATGCATTATTGGCAGATACAACAGGAATGTTGTTTGGACTAATTGTCCCTGCAGTGGATTTTGAAAGATTAAAAGCAGAAAATAAACCCGTCCTTTTATCTCTATTTAATGTTACTGCATTAGTCAATACCTACTTTGAATATATTTTCCCTTATTTACCTGATATTATAGATGCATCAACACCAGAACAATTAGCAGATTATACAAATTTGACAGGTATTGCAAATTACATTGACAAAAATCCAACTATTATTTTATCACTATTAAATCCTCAAGTAATTTTATCATTCTTAAATGATAGTAGTGGTAATAATACTAGTTACCTATCTCAATTAGTTAATACAGAAAAACTAGTAACAAGTATAATAGATAATCCTGATTTATTACAACAATTTACAGATATTCAAACTTTATTTAGTTTCCTTTTGGTTGAACCAATTTATAATTTAGTAAGAGAATATCCAGTAGTACCATTAACCGCACAATTAAGTATTGTTAGTGGTCAAGAATATGGTAATGGTATTTATAAAATATCTGGTAGTTATGAACATGAATGGATTATAGACCCATTTGATAAGATTTTATCATTATATAACTTCTGGAATTCAAATTATGAATATAAAAGTAATACTGGAGAATATATTGGATCAGCATCAACAAATGTATCTAATACAATTATATTAGGTGCGTGGATACAGCTTGAATTACCTAATCCTATTTTATTAACTTCATACTCAATTACCTCATTATATCTCCCTAGGAGAACTGCACCAAGTTCATGGATTCTAGTCGGTTCTAATAATAATTATGATTGGAATATCTTAGATAGTCAAAATAATATTAATGTTTATAATGGATTAGATAGCTCTTTTAATGTTATTAGTGAATTTATATATAAATATTTCCGTTTAATAATAACAAAAATTGGATCTGATCTTTCTATTTATAATCCAAATACAGCAACTATTACAAGTATAGCAGAAATAAAATTTTATGGTAAAGAATTATTATCTCAAACATTACCATATCCAGTAGTACCATTAACCTCACCATCAACAGTTATAACTGGTCAAGAATATGGTAATGGTACCTATAATATATCAGGTAGTTATATCTATGATAATTACATTGTAAATACATTTGATAATATTTTATTAGAAAATAACTATTGGTATTCTGAATTTACATATCAAACTAATACCGGGGTATATATAGGACTAGTATCAACACAAGTTGGAAATCAAACTATATTAGGTGAATGGGTACAACTTGAATTACCATATCCTATCAAACTAACTTCATACTTTATTTCAGCTCTTTTTTTTCCTAATAGTACAGCACCAAATTCATGGACTCTAGTAGGTTCTAATAATGGTACTGATTGGACTACTATAGATACACAATATAATATCAGTTTATCAATATTAAATAGTTCTTTTTATACTGGAAATAATAATTATATATTCAAATATTTCCGTTTGATAGTAACAAAAGTAGGCTCTGATAATTATAATAATATTATTAATAGAATAGTAGCAACTATAACAGAAATAAAGTTTTATAGTAATACAGATTTAAATCCTCTAATATTCGAAGTATTAAATATAAATTCATTGTCCAATTTTATAGCACCTAGTATATTGATAAACTTATTAAATTATGATAGACTTCGAGAAGATATTTATGATAACTATCCAAGTGAAATGATTAATGGTGGAACAATTAATGATCCTGAAGCCAATATTAAACAAACTATTGGACTTATGATAGCTACTAATCCTATAATAAACATTTATTTATTAAGATTTATTAACTCTAGTAAATTAATATCATTTATTGATAGTAATCCGATTAATATCAGTGATTTTATTAATATCCAAAAACTTGTCGAATTAGTTAATAATGGTACGATCCCATTCAATATACTTATTAACCCAAATATACTATTGTCAAATCTTCAAGATAATAATAACTTATTGGCTGTGTTGATTGATTTAAATAAGTTAAAAGAAAGTATTTTGACTGATGCATCAGGTACTCTATTAAACTTATTTGATAAGAGTCTCTTAAAAGAATTTATTAAACAATTATCCTTGGAAGATATTGCTGGAGTTGTTAATGTAGAAGCATTCTTAGATATATCAAATAATAATACATGGTTAGACAATTTTAATGTCAATCAGGTTGCAAGTGATTTGAAGGATGTACTGGCTGGTATTATAAATTTTGAAGTATTTAACCAATATAGATTGTTATTATTCCAATATATTAATTTGAATGAGATACTAAAGATACCTGAAATTGTTAATATTATTATAAGTGATTCAGCATTTGTGTTAAAGACATTATTTTCAGCCTTTCCCCTAATTCTACAAGATATTCAGATTGATTTAAATCTAATTTATAGTTTAATTAGTCTAACGGATATTACATCATTATTTAATCTATTAAGTTCACCTGATATATTACTAGCTTTAAGTGATGATATATTAAAAACGTTATTTGCGGGTATAAACTTATTACCCATTATAATAAATAATCAGGAAATCTTCGCAGGTATTATATTATCAGGTGCTTTAGGTGGTTCAGAAAATATAATAAATATTGCGAGTTTACTTGATGAAACAAAGCTTGTAACTGCCTTCTTGAATCCAGGTCCAGTAGATATTTTGAATGATTTCTCAGGTTTTTATACAAATGGAATTATTTTGGCTATAGAAACTGAACCAGAATTTATTAACTATTTCCTTAAACAATTTGTTAATCTTAATAGTCCATTAATTTTAAAACTAGGTTTAAATATTTTGAATATAAATTCGGATCCTGCATTTTTATATATAATGTACAACTTACTCAAAAAATATATAGATATAGAAAACTTGATAGCAAATGATATTGGTATTATATATGACTTAGTTAGACCATCTGAATTAGAATCTTTTATTAATATATTGAATATAAATGCATTATTCCAAGACTTTGGGGTAGTTCTTACCAACTTAACATTTCAACAGTTTGTACAACTTTTTGGCTTTCTTTTTTCAGGAATAAATATTAATGAAGCACTAACAAATCCATCTGCATTTGCATATTTTTACACTATATTTGATTCAAATAAATTTTTAACACAAACAGATCCAACTTTGAATAATACAACAACAACTGACCCAGTAACTAAAATAAATGACCCTTCTTTTAACCTATTAAATTACATTAATGTAGTACAGTTATATACTGATATAGTCAATAATCCTGAAATATTATACTCGTTGATACCCTTACCGACTTTGATTTCATTAGTGACTAACAACCTGCTAACCTTTTTACAGATCCTAGGACGAAATCAAGTAATAGCTTTAATTCAAAGTGGTAACTATTTAAATGAAATTAATATAGATATGTTGTTTAATCCTACTATTTTTAATGATTTTATTGAAACAATGACTAATATCAATAATCCATATTATTATTATACTGATACCAACAATATTACAGTTCCGCGTATAAGTAAATTATTCACATATATTTATGTAAGTGAGCTAATATTTGATCCATTACTTCCACGTCAAATGAAACAAAATTTTATAAATATATTTACAGGAGATAATTCATTGGTATATGATATTAGTAATAATAGAGAGTTTATAAGAAATAGATTAGCTAGCAATCCTGAATTCATAAAAGGTTTTGTTGTGTTACTAAATTATTCAAGTATATTCAACAATAATTCAAATAATAATAAAATTAATTTTTATTTCAATTTGATCGATATTAATAAATTAGTTATTCTAATTAAAAACAATCCAAAATTTTTCCTAAAACTTTTTGATAATATTGGTGCTATTAGTTTATTTAATTTATCATCTATAGATTTTACTACACTAGCATCAAACACAGATAGTACTATTATAAATAATTTTTTTACTAACCAGGTTCTTGTAGAATACTTTGTCGATATACGAACTCATAATAATTTTAATGGACTTATAGTTTTTATAGTTGATAATACAAGCTATAATGATTTATTTGATATTTCAGATAATACATTTAATGATCTATCATCTAATCCATTATATCAAACTAATAATGATTATCAAACAATGAAAACAGTAAGAAAAATAAAAAATAGTGATTCATTTGAAATAACACGAATGTTGTCACTAACAAGTGATAATGTACCTATTAATTTTAAAACATTTTATGGTGAATCCGTAACAAATAAATTTACATTTAAAACATATACAACATTTATTACACCTAATAATTTAAGATATATAAACATATTCCTTAATCAAGAAACTGTAATTATACCATCACAAGTTTTTATGAGTTTAAGAACCTTTTCAGAAACACCATCAACACTTGTTGATGATTTGTTTAATAATGAACAAATTACAAATATATTATTTGATCCTAGTAATAATATTATATTAGATCCAGCACAAATTGAAGATGGTGTTATAGATTTGAAGTTATTTGCAACCTTCAAATACCTCTCAAGTCAAAACAATTTATTAAAAACAGATACACGACTAGATTCAAATATAATATTATTTATAAATCAAATGATTGAACAATATCCTCAAATTTTAGATGAAACTTTACAACCACTTGCATCAGATTTTATCTTTCGTTTACTATTTATGTGTTTTGTCAAAGATTTATTTGAGACAGAATCAAAATACAATGTTTTTCTATTAATTAATAAACAAATATCAATTGATAATATTCCCTTAAATTTAGATATTCGTGATTATATAACAATTAAAGACACTTCATCAAATATTTTATATGGACCTTATCCAATAACATTTATTCAAGAAAATATGTTGTTAATAAATCAAGAAAGGTTATTAAAGTTAAAGGTTGATGATGCATTCTTAAGAGATATTTTACCATATAAAGATATATTTATTGATACTGACTTTGAAGATTCACGATTTGTTATTTGTAATTATGAAACTGCATTTATTGCAGTTAATAATATAAATGAATATGAATGGCGTGACTTTTATAAACAATCTTATGAGGTTATTAAAAATAGTAATGAAATAATTCCGATATTGAATACTCTTGTTGAAAATTTTCAAGATATAGAAACTGTGCTTCCTATTAAGAATACACTAGCTAATAATATTATTTTGATTGATTTGAATCAAAATACTTTAAATGATATTTTATTGGATGTATCAAGTACAATAGTTTCAATAAATTCATCTAATAGTACATATTTAATGAATGTACTAGATAATATGGATTATATGGATACATTTTATACTAACTACAATAATATTATCAATATTAACAATAATTTATCAACTATTAATCAACTAACAAATACCAATCAAATAGCAATATTAAATGGTAACCAATTGAAAACTAATTTTAATACACTTATTCAAAATATTACTACTATTGGTCAGTATACTAGAACTGTATATCAATTAGCCAATATTTCTCCTTTAATATTAGATATATTTGATAGTTTATTTCTTGCTAAACAATCATTAAGTGCAACTCAACTAATTATATCTCAACCAGGTCTATCTTCACAAATTTCAACATCTTTAGCTGCTCCTGCTATTCGTTCTATAGTCAATATTAACTATACTGCCTCACAGCAATATTTTGATAACACTATTATTAACCCTGATATAACAAATATATCAGATATTTCACAAAATATTATTAAATTAATTCAAGCAGATTCATCATGGAATACTTTTATGTCACCTTTATTAAATCTTGGATCACAGTTAGGAAATCTTGATATATTATCAAATATAACATCTACATTCAATGATTTTATATCATCTTTTAATAACTCAATAACATCAATTATTACTGATCTTTCTAATAATATAGTTAATACATTGGATAACAGTTTGAATGTGGCCCAAGTTAATACCTTTACAAATAATACTGTTGCATATAAATCTTGGTTGGATATATCATTAAATAAATCAAATCTACAAGCTATAGTTGCCCTTGATAGATTATTAAGAAAAGATATTGATGATATTGATAATAATATTGATGACATAGTAATCATTATTAAGGAAGAGTTAGGACTTGATATAACATTAAATATAGATATATTCAGTAATCCAATTATTAAAAACTTTAAAGAATATATTACTAGTGTTGACAAAGTATCAATTAATCTTTCAAACATATTAAGTAGTGTTAATATATCAAATACTGCAACTTTTATTAGTGATATATCTAAGAATTCACAATTAAGTAGTAATTTATTAACTCTTGCAACCTTTTTTACTGGAAGTTTACCATTAATTAGTGTTATTAGCAAGTCATTTCCAAATCTTGCTACTATTATTATATCTTCTTATACATCATTCATTAATAAAATAACAGAAATACAAGATATTATAGCAAAATTTGTTGAGTTTTCTAATTGGTTAGTTGAATATCTTGCTAGTAAAAATTTAACATTAATGAAGGCTACACTAACAGATATCAGTTCGTTATTATCATTAATGATAAACTATGATATTGATTCACTTGTTCAATTATATACTACTAATAATATATTTGATTTATCTGGTTCACTTCTAATAGATTTAAGTTCAAATTTACATAGAATAAGTAATTATGCTCAAAATAATAGAACAGAAATTACAACTGTTATGAATTTAATGAGTAGTATTGAAATAATCAAAAATAATGCATCAAGTATAACTACTATTAAAAATACATTAAATAATAATAAAAATAGTTTTGATAGTTTTAAAAGTAATTTGAATATTATAAATAATACAACATTAACAATATCAAATAATACAATTCAACAGTTACCTTTTAGAAGTATAATAGGATCTATTAGTAATTATTTAAAAATAACAGAAATATGGAGTACATTTAATAGTTTATTACCAAAAATCCAAAATACATTTTTATCTTATATCCAATCCAATTTTGATAGATTATATAGTATTTTAGATATAGAGGATAAATTAAATATTATTGATAATTTAGTAACAAGTAATACATCAACATTAAATATCAATAATGTTACATCAGTTAGAAATAAATTAAATCAATGGTTATTAGAAGATGTAAATGATAATAAAATGTTCATATTATGTATTGATGATAATGATTTCATAGAAAGAAATGATTGGGTAATGTTAAAAGAAAGTATAAATGCAGTTACACCATTTTATTTAATGGTAATAGATGAGGAAAAAATAGAATATAATAATACAAATTACAAAATAGTTAAATTATCATGGTACTATAAATCAAATAATAATAATACATCTAATTTCTTTATACCCAATTATAATACTTCATATATAATGTATGGTGGAATTGGTAATTTTATGAATGATTTTAATCTAAGTAATAAAGACATATTACATACAGATACTTTTTTCAGTGTATATAATAATTATTTTGATACTAAAGAGTTAAGTTATCAAGTTAGTCAATATAAGGATTTTTTCACGGACTTTTCTAAGGATTATACTACAAAGGATTATATGGATGGTATATTAAAAGACATTATAAAAACAACACCAAATAGTAGTCATTTAATGAGAATACCGAATAGTAATAGTAATATTTTTAGAGCTAATTTTAGTGATTTCCGTTTTATTGATAATATATCCCAATTATCATCTCAAAATATTCCCAAACAAATTGATAATTTGATGAACAAGTTTAATGGTTTTGTTGATAGAAAACAAATTATATTAAATAATATAATAGAAATAATTAATAGACCTGTTATACCTAACATTAAATGGATTGATAATTTGGGTCATTTTCTTATGGATAATATTGAATTATATGTTGATGATCAACAATTAGAAAAACTATCATCTGATTGGTTACAAATTGTATCTAATTTTAATGTCCCATCTGGTCAAGAAAGAGGATATAATATTATGATTGGAAATATACCAGAATTAACAACACCACAAACCCATATAGGATCATATAAATTACATATACCACTACCATTTTACTTTCATAAGAAACCATATATGGCATTACCATTAGTTGCAATGTTTAATAGCAATATATTATTCAAAGCTAATATAAGAAAATTAACAGAATTATTAGATATACCTAAATCAGCAGTTATAAAAATGGGTGGAAAGTTAAATATTTCATTATTAGGTTCTTATGTATATTTGGATACTGTAGAGAAAAACTTATTCGGTACATCACGTCATGAGTACATGATAGAACAAGTACAATATTTAACCAAGTATGTTAACTCACAAGAAACAACTATGGATATAAGATTTTTGAATCCAGTGAAAGATATCTTTTTTATGTTACAATCTAATAATAATACATTAAATAATTATTCTATTGATACATCCAATAATTATATTAATAATTTTATGATAGAACAGAGGAATAAATATAAAATTTTGGATATTGATATATCAGATACTGCTATATTGTATAATTTGAAACCATATGAAAGAACTATATATAATAATATCAAAAATGAGGGTATCAATCCATTTGAATCAATAAGTATAAACTTTAATGGACATGACCGAGTTCACGAATTACCAACAGATTTTACAAGTATAATATATCCGTATGAGAGGTATAAAAAGACGTTCCAACCAGGATTAAATGTGTATCCTTTTTGTTTATATCCGGAGGAGGGAATGTCAACGGGTTATTGTAATTTTACATATTTGAACAATCAAAGATTAGAGTATACATTAAAACCGAATATAGAATTTGAATCAGGAACATTAAAGGTATTAGCCAGATCATATAATATATTAAGAATAGCCAGTGGAATAGGTGCTATAGGTTTTTAGATGAAAAAAAATAACTGAGGTAAAGTTAAATATGGGAGGTGGAGGATTGTTACAGTTAGTATCAGTAGGTTATCAAGATATGTTTTTAATCCATCAACCGGAAATAACTATGTGGAAGAAAGTTTATAAGCGTCATACAAATTTTGCTGTTGAAGCTATACCTCAGTTCTTTAATACTAAACCTGATTTTGGGACACGTGTAACATGTACTATCGCTAAAAATGCTGATTTAATTTCACGTATGTATCTTGTTGTAAATTTACCACCTATAGGCCGCTTTCTCAACGTTCCATTGGAAAGTGGAGAAGGTAATCAAAATATAGCCAAATGTGCGTGGGTAAAGAATATAGGATTTCAGTTAATCAAGATAATAGAGTTAGAGATAGGCGGAGTAATTGTGGACAGACATTATGCAGATTGGTTACACATATGGGCAGAGTTAACGACATCAATAGGACAAAAGCGTGGTTTAGATAAGATGATAGGAAATGTATCATATTTGAATGATTTTACAAATGGAAAGGAATCATATCAATTATATGTTCCATTATTCTTTTGGTTTTGTAGATATCCTAATATGGCATTACCATTAATAGCTATGGAAAGTGCAGATGTAAAAGTAAATGTAGAATTTAATTCATTAGATAATACACTTATATTAGCACCATCTCATTTTATTGAAATTGATGATGATGTGGTTTTATATAAGATGGGTGATATTATTAAACAAACTGTTAAAAATGTAACTACATATGGTAAATTTATATTTTACGATGTATTAACAAAGAGATTATATTATAATAGAATCACACCCGAGTCATTCATATTAGGTACTAATATAAGTAATCAAAATAATATTATAACTATACCGACAGGAAGTGAGAGATTATATTTAGATAAGAACAAATATTTCACACATTTATTAAATCTATCATTAGGAAATACATATTTATTGGTTGATTATGTATATTTAGATATACCAGAGAGGTTAAAATTTTTACAAAGTAATCATGAGTATTTGATAGATGTATTACAATTTGATAATGATAAACAGTTATTTCATATGAATAATAAGATAAAGGTTGGATATAATAATCTTTCCAAGACGTTAATATTTAGAGGACAATATGATTATTATAGTAGTGGATACATGAAAGATAAATTTAATTATGAGAATGAAAATGGAGAAAGTTTAATAAGAAAAGCGAGGATATTATTTAATGGTCAGGAACGTGTAAGAGATAAGACGACTGAGTATTATGAATGGATCCAACCCTATCAAACTCATACTCATCCACCACCAAAAGGAGTATGTATGTATTCTTTTGCATTAACTCCTGAAACACATCAACCAACAGGTGCAGTTAATTTAAGTATGATAAATGACATAGTATTAGATGTAACAGTAGATAAAGGTGTATCCTATCAACGACCAATAAAATTACGTATTTATTCAGTAACATTGAATGTATTACGAATTATTAATGGAGTTGTTAGTATTGCATTTTAATAAATGACAAACTAATAAGCAAGTTGTTAGTATTGTATTTTAATAAAATTGTATAATCTGATTATTGTAATTAATATAATAATCAGTTAGAAACATTAAATATTTAAAAAGAGACCAAACGATCTCTAGGGGCATTATTGCCTTGGCGTTGTAAACTGTCGGCAGTTACGTCAGAAGCTTTTGGTATATATTTGCCAAAAATAATGTAGGCATTGCCTAGGGCGCCAGCCACCTTACCAATAGATACATGCATTTTTTCGTATGCCTTGGTGAACTCGTCAATGAAGTCTGGTCCATTTACATTGAGAGGTGTACCATTAGCATCTTTTAGATTATCGCGTAAAGCAACCACTTGTTTAGCCAATATGTCCATATTTTTTGATTTTGATAAACTATCAATTACAGCCGTAATAGCATTTTCAGCGTCTATAATAGTTTTAATCTCTGCTTGAATATCTGTCAAGGTTTTTGATGCTAGTGCCTTACCCGAAGCTGCAAGAATTTCATTTAGTTTTGTAAATTGAGCCTGTAGTTTTTCACTGGCTTTGGTATCAAGACCACCACCATTCATCTTACCGGAGAGTACCACACTATTCATCTGACCGGGGAGTGCCATACCCATCACACCGAAAGGAGACCAAAAACTATAATTATTTATGCTATGGTTACCCTCGGCAAGAGCCTTTTGAATCTCTTCTAAACTGGGAGAAGAAGAAACTTGACCAGCCTTTGTATTGAGTTTTTTAGGTATATCTGAAGCATTCAAAGCTACAACAATATTTTTGAGGAATGTTATTATATCTCCTGATGCTGACTTGAAAACTGTATTAGATTGTCTCTTTTGCCAAGCATCAACCTCTTCAGCCTTACCAGAATTAGTATAATATTTCCAGCCTAGTTTTTTTAAGAAGGCATAGGCTTGAATGAGCTTGTTAATATTAGCTTCTTTCGGATCGAAAGTAAGGTTACCTTTACCTGACACGATGTTATCCGTACAAGTATCAAAAGATTGAAGTGCACATTGTGCCATAACCATAGAGCATTCTTCTGTTTTGCCAAAAGCATCACATATTTTCTTGAATTCATTAGCTGATTTAGCAGTGTAAATAGTGTCAACTTGAGTATTGGTAGCATCAAAGAAACGAACAATATTGCCATCCATTTGCATGCGAATACTACCTACTACACGAGGGTTTGCTGCAGCATTTAATACTTCAACAGCTTGTTGAGTTGAATTAAAGTTAAATGTTTTTCCTAGAATAGTATAAGTTACTGGTAGTGCACCACCATCTTGTGGTAATTTAGTTTTTACAGCTGTTTCTATCATGCTAGCATTAAAAATAGTAATAAAAACATCAGCATTTGTTATTAAATCACCGGCTGGTGGAGGTACACCTTTAGCCCGGGCATAAGCTTCAATAAGAGCTTGAAGAGCTGAAGTAGATCTGTTGCTCATTTATCAATATACTAAAGTACTAGATAATATTTTTTTAATTATATATTTTTAAATCTATATATTTCATCCATATAAAGACATAACGAAAGTATATAATATTCCAAATCATGGATACCGATTGGCGTGATGATGTTATTGATAATATTCAGTCCTTAAGTACAGTAAACTTGTATGAGCTTCTTGAAATTGAAAAAACTGATGATAGTACAATTATTAAAAAACAATATCGTAAATTAGCTCTAAAGTATCATCCTGATAAAGCTACTAATGATAGTGACAAATTTGAATTAATTAACCTTGCATATCATATTCTAAGTGATGAAGAACTAAGAAGCAAATATAATGATATTTATGAGGGTTTTAGTGACTTTGAACGTCTAAAAGATACTGCTTTTCATACTGTTAAAGAAGCAAAAGCTGATGATCACAAAATATTTAATTCTTTAGTAGAACAATTAAATAAAAAACATGGATATGATGAAAACGAGACATGGAAACCTGAAGAAATTTATCGTAGGAAAATAACATTAGAGGACGAGAGAAGTAAGTTTGAGAAAGAGCTACAAGAACAACCCAAATTATCTAAAACTGACTTTTCACGTCGCTTTGAAGAAAATAGAATAATTGATGAACAACATGATATTAACAATGAATTAGTAGCATATGAGGGTTCTAAAGGTACTCTAAGTAACTGTGTATTTTTAAATGATTTTGAGCAGTTATATGATGATAAAGGTTCCCTAGAGGATAACTTTTCTCTACCTACACTTGGTCAATATGTGGAAGATAATACTTCTCTTCAAGTTCGTATGAAGCAGTATGAGGATGAGGGTAAACGTCTTGCAGACCTTACAAAAACATCAAAATAATTAATCAGTTTGTGTTTCTTTTTCAAGTTTATCTTTACTATTCCAAAATTCTAGAATACTAGGATACTTTTCAAGGGCAGTTTGATAGCCTATATCATACATTTGTTGTTTTTGTTCTTGACTTACATCAAAATTAATACACGTAGTAATAGGTGTTATATTTACGATGATTGGATTATATTTTTTAAGAAAAGTATTTAGATTACTCATTACATATATGGTCATAAGATCATACATATATTCAACTAATGGATATTCATGTATAACCTCACGAATATCCTTATTATTTAATAAACCACAATAGATTGCTAATGATTGATTAATGTTACGATCATCTATTAAATGAATAGGAAAGTTATCACATATACCCCCATCAATATACTCTATATTATCTATTTTATATGGTTTGAATATGAACGGAATACAACAAGAAGCAATTAAAGCTTTCCAAATGGGTACTATAGATGATTTATCGAAGTATATAATTTTTTTATTAGTAATATCATAAGAGCATAATACAATATTAATACCTTTATCTTCATACAATTGTTTAAGACTATAATCAACCATATCAACACCCAACTTGAAGGATACAATAGATTGCGCAATAATTTCCATTTTATTACCACTACATAGACCCAATTTATCTATTAATAATGTTGGGTCCGGGTCATCCATAATTCGTTTAAAATCGAATTTAAATATAAATTTTTTAAGTTCATCAATAGTATAACCCAAACCTAACATAACAGAAACAATAGCACCAGCAGAGGTACCATAATAATTTTTTATATTAGATAATAAACCTTGTTCATTTAAATAGGAAAGTACACCTATATAGCCAACAATATTAATACCTCCACCACATATAACAATGTTTTGCAGCATAATTTTTAAAATTAATATACATCTAAACTTTAAATTATGTTTAATAAAATAAAAGAATATTACAAAGTTAAAAAGGAATTCCGTAAAGATACCTATAAGAAAATGCTTGATATTATCCTAAATAATGTTGAATTATTAGCATATGATGAAAAAACAAAATATATATATGAAATACCTGAACATGTATTAGGTGAAACTGCATATGATATTAATGAATGTAGTGAATATTTAGTCAAGCGACTAAAAGAGTATAAATTTAAGGATGTAACATTCTATGAACCAAATATAATATACATAGAATGGGAAATTAAATAATTTTATTTATCGGTAAGATGGAGGAAAATAAGTACAACAGCCCCAACTAAAAAAGCATTAATAATATGATTATCAATATCTTTAATATCAACAATAGTTTTTGCATTGGGATCATAACGAGCCTTACAAGAAGTACAAAAATGTTCAATATGTTGTTCTTGATGTTGATTTTGTTTAGGTAATTGTAAAACAGAAGGTTGAGTGAATAGTTCACGTGTTTCTTGGAAGTTATTTCCCCAAGCTTCTTGTATAGTTGAAAACATTTATATTAAAGGATTTGATAAAAAAAAATGTTTTAGTAGAATATATATAAATGGTAGACTGCAACCCTTTCACTAACCCTTACATGCGTACTTTCTTAGCTTCATTTTTGGCTGTTACAGCTTCCAAGAGTGACCTTGGTATTCCCGAGATTGATCAACTTTACCGCAACATATGGTACAAGTTAGCTGTTATCGGTATGATTGTATACCTAAACTCTTGTGATCTGCAAGTAACTGCTGTCATTATGGGTGTTCTTGTAGCTTTCCTCTACTACAAGAAGAAAATTGTATTTTAAATAATAATTATTTTTTACATGTCTAGGTAAATAATAATATCTTCAATATAATATAATCATGATTGCCATTGAAAAGTTTATGGCTAATGCTACTTCTAATACCTATATTAGAACTGTATTAACAGTTTTAATGATATTTTATGGTAGTTTAGCAGCAGGTTCACTACCTTCTTTTTTAGTAGAATTATTTAAAAATCAAATATTCCGTATCTTTATAATTGCTCTTACTGCCTATATTATTAGTAAAGATATTCAGATAGGAGTTATAGTTGCGACAATATTCATGTTATCAATAGTTGGACTCAATCGTATGGAGACTAAAGAATTATTTAACCAATTACAACATCTTGTATATATTGAAAATTTCAAAGCTGAGCAAGAAAAACATTAGTTTGTTATAAAAACATTAGTTTTTTATAAAATATGTTTCTAAATCACTTAAATGCGTATAATTTATTAAATAAGTATAGTTCTTATCTAATAAATGTCTGGAAAAGCAACCATCTCACAAATGGAGGGTACATCAACTGATCTATTATTTGAATATTTTGCAGATCCTAGCAAAATGAAACCTGAAGAAAAACAATTAGACATACCAAATCGTATAGATGAACGATCAGAAGATAGTCATTTTCATAGTCGTACAAGTTCTTATAGTAAAAAAAGTTCTAGATCTAGTTCATCTAGTCGTTCTAAAGATTCGATCAAGTTAAAACCAACATCTATCCCATCTATTCAAACTAATGTACCATCTTTACAACCTACATTTGGAACTTATGCGCCTATTAATCAACCTACCAAGTTTCCTACTACTTATATCCCTAGTTATAATCCAGCTGATGAACGAACTACCAAGTTTAAAAAGATGGAATTACTAGCTAAATTAAATGATATACGACAAACAGGAAGGTCATTAACTAGAGAGTACAGTATTAGTTCAGAGATTGAAGATATGGAGATGGAAATTAGGTATCAAACGGAGACAGAGAATAAAAAGCAGGGTGTAGATTTAGCGAAAAACTTTTTATGTTACACAGTGAATGTATTAGAGTTTATGAATGAAAAATTTGATCCATTTGGTTTACAACTACGTGGATGGTGTGATCGTATCAAGATGAATATTGATAATTATAATGATGTTATGGGAGAATTATATGAAAAATATAAGGGTAGTGGTCGTAAGATTGAACCAGAAATTAAACTACTATTTATGATTGGTTTCTCTGCAGTCACTGTTCATACATCTAAAGCAGTTACTCGTAGTATGGGACTTGAAGAAGCAGTTAAAAATAATCCAGAATTATTAGCTAAATTACAAGGTAGTTTCACAGGAGCTTTTGAAAAGAAAGTAGGTTCAGGTCCCCCTCCTGAAACTAAATCAGATCCTATCGTTGTTCAAAGAGAAATGTATAGAAAAATGATGGAAGAGAAAGCTAGAGAAGCTGCTGTTGAAGCTAAAAGACCCCCTGTTAATAACCTCCTTAACAAACTAAAAAATAAAATACCTCTCAATGTTGATACCAGCAAATTAGAAGATACTACAGAAATGTCACCCCGTATTAAAATGGGTGAAACATCACGTATTAAATCTACTAAAACTTTAGATAGCGAAACTGATACAAGTGAAATAAGTATGGCTAAAATTAGAAGGAAGCGACCAAATGTCGTTAAAAAATAGAGCTATTTAAAGGAATATAGGTTATATATATATAATAAAGGAAAAAGGAATGAATCAAGATGGAATCGAAGAAGGTTTTATCCAAGATAACTTAGGTAACTTGGGTAACTTGGGTAACTTGGGTACAGTAAAAAAGAAGCGTGGACGTAAACCATCTGGTAAAATTATTGACTTAAACAAGGTAAACTTAGGGAATGATTTTACGGATTGTATTATAGCTCATTTACCATTATCACAAAAAGATATAAATAAAATTAGTGGTGATGCAAATGAAACTATTAATAAAACTCCACAACATGTTTTTGAAAAGACTGCATCATTATCTATTTGTATTAATGATGATACTTCATCTACTTGCAATCGATGTATCGAATTAGAAAATAAATTATTAGCATATAAACTTTCTGCACAGAAAAATATAGAAATAAATAATGATGAAACATTTGTACAATGTATGAGGGGAAAAACAATATACAAATGTGAACCAAAGGAAAATGAAACAGTATGTTGGTGGTGCTGTCATCAATTTGATACATTACCAATAGGATTACCAGAAAGATATAATGAGGGAAAATTCCAATTACATGGAAATTTCTGTTCATTTAATTGTGCACATGCATATAATATTCAACAAAATGATTTTAAGACATGGGAAAGGTATTCATTATTAAATTTATATAGAAAACTAGTATTAGGAAGTTCACAAAATCATAGTAGAATTATGTCTGCTCCACCAAGACAAATATTACAAATGTTTGGTGGAAAAATGAGTATAGAAGAATTCAGAGAAAATAACAGTAATATAGCAAAAGAATATCGTTATATTCTTCCACCATTTATACCAGTTAATGGTGTTATTGAAGAAATAAATAAAACAGTTAATAAACTTCCATCCTCATCTACAAATCTAAAATTAAAACGTAATAAACCTTTACCAGGTATGAATAATAATTTGTTACAATTAATGAAAAAAACCTAATTGATTATTTTTTTATTTAAAAAAATATAATCAATAATCTATCGGGATAAAAAATGAATTCCATGTAAAAAAGCATCTGCTAAATCATCTTTCTTTTTATATTTATCTAAATGATCTATATAATTCTGACAATTTTTTAATATAATTTTTGTATGTTGAACTGCTAATGCTTTTGTTGTTTTATATTTATTATCTGATTCAATAATCTCATTTTGAATTTCTTCAGTCAGACCTTCAATTTTTAGTTTGCTAGATGGTGCTATAAAAGCAACTTTTATTGTTTTAGAATCAGTACGATCTTTATCTAATATACCTCTAATTAGAAACCAAGCATATAATGTATCAGATATAGCTTTCATACGAGGATTTTTTAAACTAGGTTGATTTTCAATACAAACATGAGAAGCTTGTAAAAGATTTGGTTTAGAGTCTAATGTACGTAACAATTTTAATTTTAATTCATCAACAGTCATTTCATTAATTTTAGATGGGGAGAACTTGGTTTGTTCAATTTCTTTATCCCATTTTTTAATAGTGGAGTTACGATGTATAGTACATAATGAAACATCAGTAACTTCCCATTTAGCTTTCTTACCACATTTACTACAAAGACCATCAATTTCTTTAATATTTTGTTTTACATCATCATAATTTTGTTTCCATACACTATAATAATTTTTATGATCCTTACAAAAATATTTATTTATACCCGTAAATCCACATGTTGTTTTAATATCATTATTGCCTTTTTGACAACCTAAATGACAACATTTAATTTCTATATTATTGGTCAAATTTATAAGATCCCATTCATGAATAATGTAGGGTTTATCAACATCATCAGATTTTTCCAGGATACAGTATGCCAAATTTTTAATACCGACATCCCATGCTACTACTCTCATAATGGTTATATATAATATATATATGTGTTTCTCTAAATAAGTAAATTAAAAAAAGACATTATATTCCAAATAATGTTTTCTACATACTGGTTTATAAACATCATCAGTTCCTACCATTATCTGTTCTTTTGATGAATCTAATCTTAATGAAAAATTTGCTATTGTACTGTCCATACAATAGCAACAATAAGCTTTTAATATTTTAACATCATCCGATAAAGCTTGTACTTCAGCTATATTTTGAAAGGGATGTCTATTATAATCAGCATTTAATCCATAAACAATAATATTTTTTTTGTCAATATCACAAGCATATTTTACGAAGATAACTAAATCTTTAAAAAACTGTGCTTCATCTATAATTATTACTTTACTCGACTTATAATCTTCATTTTCTAATAATGGTATTAATTTATTAACAACATTACAATCCTCTAATACTTGATTATGTGATGCTATCTTTTCACTATTATACCTTATATCCAAACAATGTTTAACTATAAATAGAGGTATTTTTATAGCTCGAAAACTAGATATTGTTTTTATTAAATGACTACTTTTACCAGCAAACATTGGTCCAATAATAAGATGAATGCTACCATTCTTATCTAGCTTCATAATATTATGTAGCTTTGTGATACTAATAATTACCACTTTACCTCATATAATATATATAGTCAACTTTTTTATATTATATTTTATGTTATATGCTCATCCATTATGTACTATAAGGTGCTTAATAGCTCCTAAAAAAACTTGATAATTTAAATGATTTAAAGAAATAACTCTTTAAATAGTAAAGAGAATAACAAAATGAGTATAAAGAAAATGTTATTAACAGAGCTACCGAAGGATGTTACTATTAATACTATGTGTGCCACATCTACGCTTTACAAGACTGATCCTAACAATGCTAATTTAGATAAGAAGAACCTAGTTAAAGAGGATGCAAAAATAAACTTGGAAATTATAAATCAGCATATTGAGTTACAGTCAGATGGAATTATATCATTAAAGTACAAGGAAATATATCGTTCTCTAATCCAGTCTCCAAAAAAGAGTAAATCTAAGAAAAATAAGAAGGTAAATAGCTTTTATAATCAAATTACAATGGTAGTAATTATTTCTAATCAAAGACAGTTAAATGTCAAGTTATTTTGTAATGGTTCATTACAAATTACTGGTTGTAAGATAATTGAAGATTGTTATTTAGTATCAGAAAAAATAATCGATATTTTGAAAACTATTCAAAATAAACTACCAGATATCAAGGTTGTACATGATATTGATGAAATAGGTACTTTTAATTTCAAGATATCTATGATTAATTCTAATTTTAATATCAATTATATGATTAATCGTAGGGAACTACAAGAACTATTAAACAATGAAGAAATTGTATTTTCTAGATTTGATCCTAATAATCATGCTGGTGTAATTATTAAATGGCATGGTGATAGTGCTCCTAAAAAAGGTGTTACTATTATGGTCTTTGAAAGTGGTAGAATCATTATTACAGGTGCAAAAAATAGGGAACATATTGTTAATGCCTATGAGTACATAACAACGTTTCTAAAAAATAATGACGTAAAAAAGTTAGATATTGATAAGGCTATCAATACTAAAAATTAAAATTATAGTTGTTTTATTTGATTTACTTTTTAATAAATAAATCAAATATTTAAGTACGAATAAACTTTTTATTATTGATAACAAGTGGATTATCATTTAAGGATTGAGTAAGGTTATAAGATAGACGATCATTATAATCAGTCTTATTTTTAAGGAGTGTATTACGGAAACCATTTTCAGTCTCAAGATCACGAACTGCCTGAGTGGCAGTTGGGACCCAAGCACGTCTCAAATCTTGGTATTTTTTAAGATTTACTGCAGTATTATCAAGGGTAGCCATTTGATTGGTACCAGTTTGAGTTGGAGAACGATCTTTACTAACCTCTTCACGACTAGCGTTAGTATGAGCATTTCTAAAGTCATGTTCAATAACATTACCAGTTGGTAATCCTGCGGAACCCATATAATCTTCTATTTTTGAAATATTACGTAAAGTTACTGGAAGATTTTCTTCAAGATCTTCTTGATTATATGCCCGGTTACCCGATACATTATTTGCATGATGTACATAATCATAATCTATGGTTTGTTGACGTGTAGTAGTTCTAGCATCATCTTGTAATTCCGTCTTATGTTTATTATGAGTATCTCCTATAAAGCCATCATGATCAATATTTATTAATTGTTTAGTTGTTGTTCTTAATGAATCTTGTAACATGGTTTTTAATTTTTTTATACTTGATATATTTCCACTTTCTTCATAATTAGTTGTTTGACGAGTTGTTGTATTAGCTTCATCTTGGAATCGTACTCTGAATTTATTATTATTACCTTGTATAACTTCCTTATTAATATTCTTTAACATTTGTCTTAATGTATCCTTAGCTTCATCTTGATTGTATATTTTTGTCTTTTGATTTTGTCCAAAAGCAGCACCTTGTGGTAATGTATCAACTGTTTGTTTTTGTGTTGTTTTTGCTTGATCTGATAATTGAGTAGTAGTTTTAGAGTGGATTGGATTAGAAATAACAGTATAATTAATATTAGTTTTATTACGTTGATTTTCAGGTATAACAAAAGATTCAATATTATGACTAATTTTAGGAATGTTATATCCTACATTCTGATTATCAGGCTCACGGTATAACTCACGTTGTGATGCTTGAACATCACCCTTACTTGTATTACTAAATACTGGTACATAAGCTTTAGCAATACCAATTTCCTCTTGAGAAAATGCTCTATTACCAACACGAAGATTAATGTTATCTCTAACACGAGCAGCACTAACTTGAGATGAACCTGGTAGATATTCTGAAGGTTCGATCGTTCTAAAACTATCAGGTGTATGTTTTTTCCATGGAGTTAAAACTGGCATTTGTTCACCTAATTTTCCATGATTAACTGGTTCTGTTTTAGATGATTGTTTTTTATCAGCACGTCTTAGTTCATCAATATTTCTTGGTAAAATACGAGTAGTATCATGGAAACCGTTAAGTGAATCTTGATTAACATTTAGATTTAAACCTGGACCAACTTGACGTTGTTCGAAGGGACGCTCATTACGTCTTTCTAATTTAACAGCATCATTATATCTATCTTGGAATAGACCAGTCATTGCTGGTGCTCCATTAACATAAGTCATACCCTTTTGTGGTTCAAATAATAATACATTTTCTTGTTTAGGGAAATAGTTTTTAGATGAACCAGTAAATAATTCAATAGCAAGAGGTGAACGTTGTTCATTATAGTCATTATAAACAGAAAAATCACGTTGATTTGTAAAGTGTTCCATTTGTTCAAATACCATTTCTTCTTTTGGTACTACATTATAAGTCATATCAATTTCAGAATAGAATGGAGCCCAATGTTCAGTATTACCTATATTATCTTGAACAAATTTCATAGCTGGTTTTTTATCAATTTGAACATCATTATTAGCAGCAACTTCTTGTTTCTTTTTCCAAATTAGATTATCTAATTGATCAGAAAAGTTATAGGTATCAGTTGGAGCCATATCAGTGATAGTACCGAATTCTTGAGTTGGTCTTTTAAAGATGGATTGTGGATATAGGGGAGGGATAATATTAGTACGATTAGGATCTTTACTTAGTTCTCTATTAGCAGATGCTAATCTAGCCCGTTGCATAGATATATCATTTACAATAGTTGTTTGATATATATCTTGACTAGGAGATGTAGATTTATTGGGTGTATTAGATTTACCTTTGTTAGAATCAGATATGGCTTTACCTAAGAAACCAAGACCAGCAAATAGGGCAATTTCCATTATTAATAATAGTTACGACAATAAATATTATTAAATAAAAAAATCAACACTTTACATAGTTCTGCGGAAACGGAAGTTGTCCTTTGCTTTAAGTCTAGTGTTGATACCATCACGATTGTTACCTGATTGTTCAGTACCCTCGATACCAAAGTATGTAAAATCAGATGGAGGGATGATAGGGAAATCAAAACGATGAGTAGTAGCTTCACGGGGTAAATAAGAAGGGATATCTAATTTGGAGTAAATAGTTTGTAGTTGTTCAACTGAGCAAGTACCTAATTCTAAATTATTTACTAATTTATTACCTGTGATATTTTTATCATTTAAAGTTCTATTAAGGGAGCAATTAGATAGAGGGGTATCTAGATTAAAAAGATGAGATTCAATATCAACAAGTGTACCAGAATTTTGGTTATCAAGAGCAGATACACGACCAATACGTGTATTACTACGTTGAGTGTTATTAATACACATGGGTAATTGTGCGATTTGGTCTTGAGAAACAGAGTATTTACCTGGGTTCATAGAAATTGAAAGAATATTGTCTATATCACAGGTATCGAATTTTTGCCTGCTGTTGATTCCAGCCATTTATATTTAATTATGTATAGATTTTTTTTATTAGAATTTAGGAATGTTTGTTGGAGTGATGTCACGTTCGCAAAGTTTAGGTGTAAAAGCAATCTCGTTATCACATATTTTATTTTTAATAAAAGTACAAGAATCTAATGGCTTACCAATGTTTTTTAAACAGTTTTCTATATCTATACGCTTCGAGAAACCTTCTGGTGTAACTGATACTGTTGAACCTTCATTAGCATCACATGCTGAGCAATTTGATACACCACTAGATAACATACATTGATTTAAACCAGTTGATGAATTAGGATTAATAAAGTTTGGTAGGAATTGAGAGTAGTTTAGAGCACGAACACTAATATCAGTGTAAGAATCAACATAGCATTGGTCACTATTCAGTTTTCCTGATATGCCTGACATATATATTTATACCGTAGATAAAATTATATATTTTATATCATCAAATGTTTTCATTGTTGAGAATATGTTTTATTCATTGAACGGGTATCTTTTGGATAAGGGTAAAAACCCATTACATTAAAATTACGATTAAGAGGATGAATACGATCAATTTCAGTTTCTTCAGCTGGGGACATCATTTGACGTGTCATTTCTCCAAATTGAATTTGACTAAATGTATCTACTTGACCAAAACCACGACCTACCATTGAACCATTTCTAATATAACCAGATGGATCTAAATTTCTTTCTCTATCTTTACATAATTGTATCATTTGTCCACCAAATGGTATCTCAAAAGGTTTACCACAATTACCACCAAATCGTAATACTGACTCATCATCTACTCGGGTTTGGTAACTTAAATCTGATTGTTGTTGTACTGCTCTCTCTATTCTACCATCAGCTTTGTAACAATTATTTGATAAAACATTAGTTGGTTGTACATACTCAATGAACTTTATCTTTGCTTCCTCTTTGTTTTGTGAAGCCATCGTATTTATATTTAATCAATATATTTTTTTTATCTAAATCTTACATCGCTATATGTTTTACAATTCTTATTAGATGTCTTACAACCCTCTCTCCCTCTTAAACCATATAAACTCTCCCCTAACTCTCTACTATCATTAGGATACTTTGATACTGCTGTCGTTATAAACGCACGTCTTACATTTTTATTCCTATCTAATACCCATCTATCTTCATTAACACTCTTTAATAATAATGATTCTGCTTCTTTATTCATATTATTACATGCTTCTAAATTTAAATCATTTGTAAATAATAATGGATTCATCATTGGATTATCAAAAGTTGGTTTTCTACATAATTTTTGTGCTTCAGGTTGATATAAGAAACCAAATATAGTAATTACAATTAATAATGTCCATACCCACGTTATATTTTTATTAAATAATCCTAATCCTATCAATAAATATAAGATAAATCGTGTTAATGCATTAAATAACTTGTAACCAGTATGTTGTTTTCCAGGAAAGAAATCATAATATTCATCTATAAGAATACGAGGTTTATACACCCAAAACTTGGTCATTAATGAAAAGCTACATTTTTATTTTAGATTTAGATTGGAATAAAACTCTTCTAGCTCCTTCAGTTGTTCATTAGTCAATGGTGTTGTATCTTTATCTTGTTCTTTAGATGATTTATTAGAACCCATTACTTGACTTAGAATGGAATCTATATTTAAATCCCCACCCATATTTAGACCTGAACCCATTAATGAACTTATCATTGTTGTTGGATCAGGAAGGTTACTTAAATCCATATCTTTCATTGTTTCCATTAATGTTTCTGGATTTTTTAATACACCCATTAAACTACCCATCATCTCCTCCATAGATAATTCTCCAGATTTAATCTTATCTTGATATTTTTGTCCCATCTCCATCGTCTTCTCTATTAATTGATTAACATTTTTTCCACTATTTTTTAAATTATCCTTGATTTCACTCATAATATCAGTAACCATAGCTGGGTTACTTAAGTTACTTGATGTATCCTTTAATCCTAAATGTTCCATAATTGGATCCATTCCTTTTGTTAAAATATCTGGATCTTCCATCAAATTAGATCCACCACCCATACCACCCATTAATGAACCCATTAATTTACCTAAGTCAGGACCTTCACCACCACCCATACCACCCATTAATGAACCCATTAATTTACCCAAGTCAGGACCTTCACCACCACCCATACCACCCATTAATGAACCCATTAATTTACCCAAGTCACCTTCACCATTAATTAATTTACCCAAGTCAGGACCACCTTCATTACTACCTCTATTCATTAATGAACCCATTAATGAACTCATTAATAAACTTGGATCAGGTATTTTATCAGTCTTATTTTCAACTTCAGTATTAGACTCCTTCATTGATTCTTCTAATTTATTAATAAGTGCAACTTGTACCTCAGGTTGAGGATTTTCATGTGCATTTTCATATAATAGATATGCTAAATGTAAGTAACGCCAAACCTTATCACTATCTTGACATCCAATATGGTCACGTAGTGGCATTTGAATATTTTTTTCAAATAACATTTGAAATAACTTGACTTCACGTCGCTTAATAAAGTAACGTATTATATCCATATTATCTCTGGTTTCAAAATGAAATTGTTTTATATTATCCAATAATATGGTTTCATGATTATCATCTAACTTTAATAGATTACATATTTCACGCGTCTTTTCCACTAAATCTGAGTAAATATCATCACTAAAATGATACGATTCGAGCGACATGTTAAATATATGTACTTAACATGTAGGTTTGTGTTTAAATAAGTTTTTTTATATTAATTATTTGTATTTTTTATGGGCATATGTCACAGTAGTTTGACATAGAATATTTAGATAATCAAAAATAATACTCTTATTACTATCATTTAGAAATGTTATAACACTCTTAATAATATTTACTAATTCTTCCAGATTTTTATCTGTCTCATTTTCAGTGAAATTATATGAAATAAAGTATGTTTCGTCTCGCTCCAATATCTTTTCCATAAATCCAGGTTCTTTTAGAATGTATGAACCAAATCCCTCAATTACAATTTCTTTACTTAGTCCCATAGCCCGATTAATTAGGTTTTTGTAAAAATCTAGGTTAGCTTTTGAACGTTTATCAATAATATTTTGTTCAGTTAGTGATATTACAATTGCATTTAATTGATCTAATAGATCTACCAAGTTATCATTAAAAATTCCAGCTAATTCTATTTCGGAAAACTCTGAAAATTCCATTTTGAAAATACTACACGAATATAACTACTTAATTATTATTATCTTTATATGACTTCAGAACACCAAAATTATAACCATGATTAACATCAACATGAATAGTTTCATCTGGCTGTTTTTCATCTAAGGATGTAAAATTATCTGATTTTTTTAGTTTAGAATATGCTAATGAATTATCAACTACAGGTTGTTTATTAGATGTTCTTGTTTTTATATTATTAGTTATTTGATTGAAATAATCTTGACTTTCTATCCAGTCAAATACCTGTTTTCCTACTAATGGTTTATTATAAGATTTAATAGCAAGTGTAGGTACTTGTGTAATAGAGTCAGGTACACGAATTTTATCAACATCAATAAATTTAAATCCTGTCAAATGATTATCTTTTATAGTTTTTAATAGTTGTTGGCAATATTCACATTTATTACTATAAAACAAAAGTGCAGACATAGTTGATGGTTATATTATGTTATTATTTTCTTATATGATATTATACTTAATAAATGCAAAACGAACTTAATATAATAGATGCCCTTTTCCTTCGTCAACCTTCTTATATTGTTTTAATATCAAGTTTATTACCTAACTTAGAGGAAGTAGTTGCAGATGTTGCCAAGGATCTAAATTTTACCTATCTTTGTTTCAATCATATTGAAACAGACTATAATCCAGTTAATAAACGTGTACATCAATTACTAGAAAAAAAACAACAAGGTATTATTGTATGTGGATCAAGCTTTCCTACAGATAAATTAGATTTCCATGTAAATTATCACGTTCATTTATCACTTAATAAAACCATGTTTTCAGAGTTAAAAATTAAGACTGATTATGATACTTATACTGAAGGATTAAAAAGTAATTTTATTAATAAATATATAAATATTAAACCAGAATTTGATGTTCAAAAGATAGGAGATGAAATATTTAACCGTATTATTAATCATATTGATAGTCTTGTTCATGTTAAAAAATAATTTAAAAGATTGAAAATTATATTAAATGAATATAATTTAAAAGATTAAAAATCATATTAGATAAATATAATTTAAAAGATTGAAAAACATATTTATCTAGGATAGAGAATAATAAGCAATAAGATGTCTAGCTTCAAAGTCAAAGTTATTGAGTACGAACATGATAAGTCTACACTACCTCGGAATTATTTACGTATAAATATTTCAGGATCTGATGTCAATTATATACTTGTAAATACTATTCGTCGTTTAGCTATATCATCAGTACCCTGTTATGCTTTTTATCCTAATGATATTAACATTGAAAAAAATACATCCATTTTTAATAATGATCAAATGCGTTTACGATTATCAAATATGCCTATTGTTGCACCTGTTCATAAATTAGATCTAGAAGTTAATGATATTATTAAAATTGAGACTGATGCATTAAGCTTTGATATGGAATCAAAGAAGGATTATATTCAAGTTGAACTAGAGAAAGAGGCGCGACAGAGTGAATTAATTAATAATCTTCATATGTATATTGAAGCAAAAAACACTGGATCAGTAGATATGAATGTAACAACAGAAGATCAATTTACTAAATTTTATATTGATGATAAGCGTATTGATAATATATATAAACGTCCAATTCTAATTATCAAACTAAAACCAGGTGAAGAATTTAAATGTTTGGCAGTAGCTAGTAAACATATTCATATTAAACATAACATTTATAGTCCTTGTAGTGTCGTTAGTTATGATGAAATTAAAGATGATGAATTTGAATTATATTTAGAATCATATGGACAAATTCCCGAGAAAGATATCCTAATTATGGTTTGTAATATTTTCATTGAAAAATTAAATAAACTAAAAGAAAAAATATTGATTGCACTAAATGAAACTACTAGAGATGATGTAGAAATTAGTATTGAAAATGAAAATCATACTATGGGTAATATCATTTCTAAAATAGGGCAAGATCATCCTAAAGTAGAATTTTGGGGATATAAAATTGATAATGCCTTTGAAAATATTGTTGTTATTCGCTGTAAGGTCGCAAAAGATACTACCGTTACTCAAGTTATCAGCGATGTAACTGATAAATTAAGTAAATTATTTAATGTAATTATTAAAGAAATTAACAAGATTTAATTATTCTCATAGTAAAACATATATGTTTTCATAAATCGATCAATTGTATCCTTATTTGCTATATTCATGTTCATAATTTTGAACAAATTATGGTTTTCTTTACGAAGATAATCATGGATTTTAATTAACTCCATGATATCCTCTGGTGTTGTATGGAATCGTAGATGATCTACTATTGCCGTCATTGTGTATAAATCTTTATAATACTTGTATTGATAGTTCTGAAGACGATTTAGTGTTACTTTTAACACCTTTAGATTCTTCAATTCTTCAATCATCTTGAAATCTTCCTCATTTAGTTTATCATAACGTCCTGATATTTTATCATACTTTGTAAAATGATTGTATAATACCATAATCTCTATTGAAAGACATTTAATTATAGCACATAAAATACCTGTAATATCTAGATGTTTACCACTACCAAATATATCCTTAATTTCCTTGGTTTTTCCATATTTGGTCATATACATATCTGCAGTATAATTCTTGTTATTACGTTGGAAAATTTCAATACAGTTCAACCACATATTAAGATTATTAGGCTTTTCATAACGTAGTATCATATATGGATTAGAAGGAATCTTCATTAGTTCACACTTGAGACTATCTTCACTATAACGTTTAATAATAATACCTTCCATTGGTTCAACCGTGTTATTTACTGTATTAATTACTGATGTATTCATAATATATTTAGCTTCCTCATAACTAGGAAAAACAATAGGATATACAACTTCAGATAGGTTTAATTTATGAGTAACTTCCTTTTGTGTTTCCTTATCCCGAGTGATAATATGTACTAGTTTCTTATATTCCTCACCAAATTTCTTAGTGTAATCTACAAGATACTTATTTTCATGATGTACTAGTACAAAATAATATACTTTGTCCTTTTCTAGAACCTCTGTTAGTTTCTCCCTAACATCATCAATCTCAGGATATATAGTCTTAAGTACCTCATCTAGCATCTCTCCATGTGACTTTTTCTTGTTAAAATAAAAAGACTTGTTAACATCTGGACAACGAGTTGAACTAAAATGCCATTTATCACCATGCTCATATACACCAATCATCGTTCCCTCATAACTTTCCTCCACTACATCTCCATTAATGTAACCATACTTATCCTCTGTCATATAAATTACATTATCATGACTGTATGATAATACCTTGCGGTTGACCACATCATACACTATACTACGACATTCTTGGTATAACTTGTTAGTCTTTGCTGTATCTAGGTTATTATGGATCATAACTAATGACCCCTCATCATTAACCTTCTTTACAAATAACTTGTGATTATGATGCTCCTTAAAATATGCTAAAATTGTGTCGTAATTTACCTCCTCCAAACCATCCATTACCGAATGTAAATTGAACTTTACGGAATCCATGATAACAATTGTCTCTTGCTTCTATAATATAGTTTAAATCTTTAAGTTGTTTGAAAAGTAGATAATTAAGGAGTTATATAACCAAAGTTATATTCTAGTCCAGTATTATAATAGCGTTATTATGCTAGATGATAATACCGATAAATATTTAGATAAACTCTGGTTCTACTTTAAAAAAACAAAACAAAAACCACAAGAGGTACTACAAAATTCTCCTAAAAAATCATTCATCGCATATACATACTTATTACTACTTCAATCTATTCATGAAAAAAAATTCCCAGAATATGTTGAATCTATTCGGAATATAATTACTGATGTTTTAACAGATGAACAAATATCTCTTATCTTGGAAAAAGCAAATTTAATAACCGAAATAGCTACCGCCCTTAAAAAGAAATCAAAGAAAAAATTACCTCCTCATATCCAGTCTATTATTCAACAACTTGGTACTATCCAAATTAATAAATTAGTCAAATACATCATTTCAACCTACTTCATACTGGATAATAATATGATCCCTTTCGAAAAAGAATTTGAAGGATTCGAATTCAAATATATCGAAATATTGGAATCAAGTGTTGATACTGTCGATTATAGCATGGTTGAAAATTTATTTAATACTACTGAAGTAAAAAATGGTACAGCAGAAGCTTTATATCAGATGATAATGGAGCAAGAATTCCCGACTACTTTGATATCTGTTGATAGAAAAATAAATAGAATGTTTGAGAAAAAATTAATTATTCCAATTACTGATGAATTTCTTCGTTATCATAAAGAAACTGAACGAATTGATACATCTGATGCTACTAAAAAATTGGATAAAATTCGTTATACTGTTTCAAAACTAAATCAATTTGCTGATATGTATTCATCCACAACAGGACGTGGAGATTCACGTGTTCAAAGTACTAAACAAACCTTCTATCAACCTCTTGTTAACCGTAAAGCTATTTTATATAATGATACTGATGAAATTAATGCTATTATGAAACTTGTTAAAATGGGTAAAACTGCAATTCGTAGTAATGAAAACTTTCCGGATTTAGTTAACTACCGTAACTACGCTTTCATTAATTTTCACGATTTTAAAAATTATGGTTTCCGTCTTAAATTTAATCAAACTACTGATGCTGTACGTGTTGCTAACTTTGAATATAATGAAAATCAAAAAATACCACTCATGTGGAGAGTAGCAGGTTATAATAATAAAGCTAATATAGTAGGTTTAGCATTACCTAGACATTTAACTTCATTAATAAAACCAACAAATTATCTTCAATGTATGAATGTTAAAAATACGAAAGATCTTCATAAAATATATCCTAATGGGTATGATGTATTTGTTAAGAAATTAGAACACATTATTATAGACAATGCAGTGTATAAAAAAATGGGTTATTGGTTGTTTGATAAAAATACAGATCGTATTCGTCTATCTCAATTTCAAATTACTGAAAATGCTGAAATAAATGATATGAATTTTGAACAGTATTTTAAACTTATTACTGGTAGCTTATATGATAAAATAACAGAAATGGCATACTTTTGTATTAAACAACAACTTCATGATAATATGACAATATATGATGCTACAAATCTTATTGAAAATATTGAACATAAACTATTACCACTCGATGAATATATTCCCTTTATCTATCAAGATGTTATCTACGAAAAAACTAAACAATTTGACCTTGAATACGATACTAATGAAGATAAAATACCCGGTCTAAATAAGAAAATTAAAAAAGTACCCAGAATTATCGAAAAAGAAAATGCTGTATTAAAAGTTGTCGCCTTATCTAAAAAAGATATTATAACAACAGATATGATAGCATCTAATATTCCACCTAATAGTATATGTCAACATATTATCTCATGGAATAATATAAGAAGTAATATTAAAGCTACTAACTATAATCAATTGTTATTCGAGTTTATAAAGAAATATGTTAGAGATGGTGCCAATAATGAATATATTTGTAAAAGTTGTTATCAAAACATTGATCTTAAAAAATATGTTCATGATTTTAGTAGTACTACTGAAGGTGTTTCAATGTCTTTTGCACTTGAATCCCAACTAGATAAATTACCAGAATATGATAAGTTTAACAAGTTCATAAAATACATGGATAAAATTATTGAACGTTTTGCATATGTTGCAGATATTTCATATTATTTGGGAAATCTACCACAAATTAAATTAAGAAGACAGGAAATTATTAGACGTGTAATCGATTTTATTAATATTCAATATATTACCATTAAAAATATTACTCCAGCTGAACGCGGTGAAAAAGAAAAACAATATGGTATTAAAGATCTCAATCAATTCTTTATCTTCGAATTGAAAAACGAAATTATTACTTTTTCTAGTAAAGATACTGATAAATTCAAACTATTGAAACGTAATAACATATATAGTTACATGATGTTGTTTATAATTATAGATATGAACATGAGTCAAATTTATAATCTTGAACGTTTAACTATTGATAAATCTACTAAACCAATCAAATATAATGATTTTAAAAAGGTATCTAATTTATTTGATGGTATATTAATTAGAACTAATAATGCAAATCAACTTCAACCCATACTGAAATATCCCATTTTATGTTATGTTATATATGTATGTGCTCAAGTAATCATAAAAAGTAAACTATGGAATAGTGAAACAGATAGTACACATAGATTAATAACAGCTAATATTATCAATACATTGGTATTTATGTTAAATACTTTATTAGAAACAAGTTCAAAATCAGAAAAGGATTATCGTTATGAATTATTTTCAACAAACTTCTTCACTAAATTGTACAATATATACAGCCAAAATAACTTGTTTACTCAAATGGAACAAACTGAAATATACAAAAGAGATGTAACTCATAAAGATATTGCTCTCACTGGTACTCTTGAAAAAATACATTTTGATGATGTTGTATATTTAGCTAAACCTATGGTTAAATTTGGAAAACATCCTATTGTTCGAGATATTAGTATACCTAAACAAAATATACTTAACTTGGAACAACAACTACATCAACAAAATCTTATAAAATTATTTAAAATTTATAAATTAGATGGTACAAAACGTCCAGAATCTGAAAAACCAACTGACAAAGATATAGAGAAGGTTACAAATGAAGAACTTCAAAAAATGTATAATAATATTATCAAGAAAAAGAAGATAATATCAGAAAAACAACAAGAGTATGAACATAATAAGGCTACTAATATTCAAATTGAAAAAGAACGATTAAAGGACTTTAATAAAAAGATTATTTCAAAAGTATCTTTATACGATACCGTAATACAATTTATTAAGAAAGTTGAAGCTATCATTGGATCTAATATTAATATTAATAACAGTAACTTATACCTATCTAAAAATGCATATATTATTCAATATGATGTTAAAGGTACCAAATTAAGAGAACCAATAATAGCTTTAGAAGGAGATAAACAACTAATATTTAAGAAAAATGATAATATTTTTAAAACGGATATATATACATATCATGATATCAAAACAAATATACATATGTATTATCATGCAAAGGAATTATACTTTTTAGGATATCGTGATAGTAATGGTAAGATGAACCGTATTAATCAGAAAAATGCATATTTACAAATTAATTACTCAGTTCAGAATAAACTATTATTTTTAGGATTAATGGATTTATTTATAGATACTAAAAAATACAATTTTATTATCCGTCAACGAATAGCTAATTTGAAAAATATTCTTGTTAATATTCAAAAATTACTCTATCAAGTCCAAAATAAATTCCGTAAAACTGATACTTTTATTAGAGAATATATTGCTAAATTTAAAACTTTTGAAATGGTCGGTAATGATGAAAAGAAAGTTTTTGTTGATGTACCTAATGTTATAGCAAGCTCTTTTTTCGATACTAAACGTGCAACATTAAAAGATACTTTTGATACAGTATTTGCACAATATTTATTAAAAGTAGATAATACTGACCATGATATTATTAAATACATATGTTCTGAAATGAGTAAATTAATAGATATTAATCAAGATAAATATAGTAAAATAAATATAGGCTTTTTATTAGCAACAATAATTGATCATGAGTTTAACCGTTATCATAATTATACTACTATTAATCATAACAATACAGTTAAATTAATTAATATATTAAGTGTTTTCCAAGATGTTCAAGTATATGAAGATTATGAGGAAATCGTTGATCGACTCATTAAAGATCAAGATGAAGAAGCTATTACTAATAATGCAGAAGAAATTGATGCTATGGATGCTAAACAAGATGCTCCTGAAGAAGGTGATGATATGGGTGATGAGGATGTTGTTTTTATGCCTGATTATTAAGTGCATAAATAATTATCATAATTGTAATAGTAAACAAATATGATAATTTAGATGATAGTGTAAGTATCGAGAATATCTTCTTCCGAGCGTTTTTGATTAGCATCGTATTTTTGTTTGAGAGTTCCATAAATACGATTAATTAAATCAGGTGTAGTTGCTTTATATTCAAATTTATTAGGCATTTCTTTTACTAATATCTCATTTGTATTAGTGTATATACACCATTGGAAGTTATCAGGACTAATTTCATATGCTACAAGTTCACCCTTAACAAAATCCTTATTATGTGGTTGTAACATTAGTTTCTCTTCTTCTAGTAAAATATCACCAACTTTATTATGGATGTAATCTTTAAATTCTTCTAAAATAATTTTCTTTAAATTATCACCTTTAATTATTTTATTTTCTATATTTGTTATAATATTCATAATTTCAATAGGTGGTGAAACACCACCATATAATTGGAAGGCTTTATTAAATTCAGCTCCATTAAATACTGCTAATTGATTTTTCTTTATTAAATCTTTAAACTTAATATTAACAACAACATTTTTACTTGATTTATCACGTGCAGCAATTAAATTATTTAATGCATCATTTCTACGATTTTGGACTGTTACTTGACCTGGATCAACTACTGGTCCAATTACTACTGAAACTACTGCAGCTTGTTGATTAGCTACTACATTTATACTATCAAAATTCTTCATAGCTATGGTTATTTCTTCCATACATTTTTGTAACTCTTTATCTTCTTCTGTTTTCTTTGTATTAATATTATTAGTATTAATATCATCATATTTATCATCAAATATACTACCATAAACTTTGTATTGTAATAGTTGTTTTATATGTTTTGAATCAAATTGTAAATTATCAACCTCTCCATCCATATTTGCTTCAGGATAACTGCTATCGATTAATACTAGATAACCATAATTAGGTACATAGAAATCAATACCATTAATACGGTATTTCCAGTGACCAATACCACCACTAGCAGGATCAACATTTAAATCTTTAATAAAAACATTATTTGCAAGAGAAAAATCACGGAAAGCAATTTCTTGTTGTTCAAGGACCAACATTGCAGAAACTAGTTGGAAAAGTACACTCATCCATACTTTTTTATCATAAACACCAGATTGAATCTGTTTACGAACAACACCATCAACATTATATGTTTTAGTTGCCCAATTTAGTATATTTTGTGTGGGACCTTCAGTTATTGATACAATACATTGTTCATTTTTTACTTTGAGTATTTCTTCAGGTTTATCAATAAGATATCTTTTAGGATCATTATTTTGAATTCGTTGATTAGTATCAGAAGTTGGAACACGACCTTGTCCCCATACAAATACTAAATCTTTTGCTATTTCTTGTGCTTTATTTATGGTTTCCTCATAAAACATTTCATCACGTACTTTTTTGATATTTGTAATTTGTTGATGATTTCTATTATTATAGTTTTTAGCTAATTCATCAACCTTTTGGAAGTTAATTCCACTATTTTGTGTTCTAAAGTAAGCATACATAGTTACAAAATTGGGAGATACTTTCTTTTTAATTACGTCTTCCTTAATCTTTTCATAATAGATAATTTCACGCCAGACATCTGAATATGTCTTTTTTAATTTGTCTGATACTCCAGCAGTTATATATTTATCAAATAAGGATAATGAATAAATACGGACGTGCATACTGAGAGAGTCATTAGCACAATCTACTCTAATACGTTCAGAATTGAAACGTATAGGGTAACAAGTGCGAAACATAACCATATTACGAGAAATAGTACGGTACATATTATTGGTCAATCGACTAAAATGGTATGGATTAATGTCCATAAACTTAATACGGCTCATAATATTAGAAAGTGCCATATTAGTACGTGTAGCGTCTCCTGTCATATGGATTTCTTCATTATCTCCTTTGGTAATAATCATAGAACGGACATAGTTATTAATGACTAAACGTTCTGCAAGAGTAGTATATCTATTAGCTGCAATAGCACTTGGTGGTAAAATATCTTCGTATATTTCTGCTAATCTTGATAAATCACCTGTTCCTGTTACTGATATATTGTATTTTTTAATTACTGGTACATTATTTGGAGTCCATGCATATCCAATTGCTGGTGGATTATATAATGTTGTTGGATGCATTGGATTGGGTATAGGAACATAGGTTGCTGGATAAATGGGAGCGGGTTGTGGTACTTTGGATCCTAAAATATTATCATTTACTTTTACTTCAAATATTGGTTGGGGAGGAGGAGGAAACTTCGGTCTATCAGGATGATCTATTTTATCCATTTTAAAACGTCTATCATCTTCATTAGTTTTATAAGGGGTATTAACATTACCTTGGAATTTTGGAATTACTCGACCTCCCATATTACCACCCTTGTTATTGTTTATGTGTTGAAAAAAAAATTATTGGGAACGGAACCGCCCATCATTCCTTGTGGCATCATTCCGGGCATCCCTTGTGGCATCATTCCTGGCATCATTCCTGGCATCATCCCTGGCATCCCTGGCATCATACCTTGCATACCTTGCATACCTTGCATACCTTGCATACCTTGCATTTCCGGAGGTACACCTGAAGGCATTCCTGGAATTCCGGGAATCATTCCGGGCATCATTCCAGGAGGCATTCCCATAGGTCCAGTGGGCATGGCCATACCATTAAATGATAAACCATTCATGGGCATCATACCTTGTGAAGCAAGTTCAGGAGGCATGTATGTAGGTAAGTTTGATGACATACCCATACCTGGGAAATTCATAGGCATATCCGGTGACATACCCATAGGCATACCATTAGGCATACCCATTGACATACCAGGCATTCCCATTGACATACCAGGCATTCCCATTGGCATACCTGCTTGCATTGGACCATCATAGGTTTGTGGACCAGGTTTAGCTGTTACAGCCATATTTTTAAGATCCTTTTTAGTAACACCAAGAGCTTGACCAATCTTGTTAATTGGACGTTCAGTCATATCTGGTTCACCTTTCTTCATTTCCATATCTTCATCAGAGCTAATATCATCAAGAGTATTAGGTTTCTTAATTGGTTTATTATTTATATTTACGAATTTAGGGATTTCACTTGATATTTCATCAAGATCTTCAGGAGTCTCAATTTCATCAGCAGCTTCTTCATTGCTTGGTTTCTCATCATCTGATTCAAAATCACTTGAAATTTCATCTAGATCATCAGGGGTATCTATTTCAGATTTCTTCTTTTTAATTACTTCTTTATCTGATGAGTCATCTTCAGCGGTGTGTTTAGGTTTTGATCGATTGATTTTGTAGGTGGATCTTGACGCCAAGCGTCGTACACCTTTAACAGCATTTTTCTTGTGGTCACTAGCTGAATGTAATTCATAGTTATCGCTTGAACTGTCCATATTATTATTATTAAATATATTATTTTTATTTCTTAAACATCCCATTGTAAAACCATATTAAATATATTCACCAACTATAATATTAATATCATATCATATTAATATTATTTTTATAAATAAACTGAAAGAACTCGCGCACTTGGCTCACCTTTAGTGTTAATCCATTTAGGTAACCAATAATGAGGTATAACCCCTGCATTTTCATCACCAAAGTACTCATCAAATGTTCGTCTATAAAAATATGCCTCTTTTGTCTGTGGTGTATAAAACTCGTAAATTTCTTTATCCTCATTAAATTCCTTATCCGTTATAATATTTTCCATATTTTCTTGAATATATGTATATAATGATTTTGATTTAGAAGTTACTCCGTCACTAAAAGCTTCTTTTTGTCTAAATAATACCTCTTTCGGTAACATATTTGGGTATACAGCATCAAATGCTTTTCGTATCATATCTTTTTCCATTACAACTCCTTTATGAGGCATTCGCCATTGAGCTGGTAAACTCATATAGAAATCCAAAAAATAAGTATCTAAAAATGGTACTCTTGCCTCTAATCCATGATAAGCTAAACATCTATCTACCCGTAATCCATCATATCTATGTATCTCCTTTATTAACTTTACACTTTCTTCATGTGCTTCTAATGCTGTCGGTGCATAATTAAAATATAAATATCCCATTCCTAACTCATCTGCACCATCTCCATTAATAATTGCCTTAATATCTGTATTTTCTGATATATGTTTAGCTAATAAAAACTGACCTGCACTTGCTCGGTTAGTTGTAATATCCCAAGATTCAGTTGCCTTTACAATATCCTTTAAATTATCCATTACATCATCAATAGTAAAGTATACCTCTGTATGATCTGTATTAAGATGTTTTGCTACCTTTTGCGCATATAATAAATCTGTAGATCCTTTCATACCAATACTAAAAGTTTTTAACTTTTGTACACCTAAAATATGAACCATAATACCTACAATTAAACTGCTATCTAAACCTCCTGATAATAAACAACCAATAGGACGATCTGATATTAATCTATCTTCTACACATTTAACTAATCTATTTACTAATTCTATTTGTGCTTCTTCATAAGTGATTGATAATGTTTTATAATTATAACTATAATAAGGTACTAATTCGTTGTTAATCATGTAGTGACCAGGAGGAAATACTTCGGCTTTTTCTACTAATCCGCTAATGCCACTTAATAGACTAGATACAACTAAACCATTTCCAGTTGAACCAAAAAATAGTGGTCGTACACCAATCCTATCTCTTGCTACTAATGTATTAACTGTATTACCATCATCCATTATAACTACAAATGCAAATTCACCCTCTAATTCAATTATAACTTTGGATATATCATAATCATACATTTTTAACATATGATAAATTACCTCACAATCAGATTTTGACTCCATTTCAAAATCATATTTTGTAATCAAGTTTTTATAATTATAAATTTCACCATTACAAATTAAATATATCTTTTGATTACCATCGTGAAATAAAAAAGGCTGGTTACCTGACTCACTTAAATCATTAATTGCTAATCTATGAAAACCCAATATATAATTTTGTTCTTTAATTATATTTGTAACATCAGGTCCTCTTCGCTTTAAATTATCAATATACTTTATAAATGAAGTACTATCAACTCCTTTACTTACTAAACACCAAATACCACACATATTTGCTGATTAATATAAATCACTGAACTATGTTTAAGTAGATTTTTATTATCCAATATATAGTTAATAAATGATAAACGAAATAATAAACCTTGCTGATGATATTAAAAATAATGTGGATAAAAAAATACCTAACTTTGAAATGTATATTAATCTTATCCATATTTTATTATCATGTTATATGTTGTATCTATTGATAATCCTAATCATATCATACCAAAATAATAATCCTAATCAATTTGTTTTTCTTCAAGTTGCAACTATTGGAACTATTATGTTAGTCATTTTTTATATTAAAAACATGTCTCGTATTAATCTATTTTTAAAATCACAATGGGCTAGTTTAAATAAGGCTCAACATATTATATTTATTATTACTATTTTGACTATAATTTTAAATGCAGTTATTGCTAATTTAAGAAAAAATGATTTTATAAAAGTGGTTAATGTTCTCATAATTTGCACAGGAATTATTATAAGTATGACAGTTGCTAAAATAATATATAGTATTCGTAACTTTTATGATTACATTAAAAATAAGGATAGTAATCAATTCTATTACAAGCTTAATAAGAAACTAAGTTATGCAAAACTTGATGAATTAAATAAATCAATTTTATGAATCAATTAATGATTTAATCCAAGGGATTTCTTTTTTGTAACCATTATCTGGTGTTTCTAAAATAATGGATATATTATACTTATAAGCTATCTTGACAACCTCTGATAAAACTTTTTTACCAATGGTTCCCTTACCTATTCGTTCATGACGATCAACATGAGAATTATATTCTCGTTTACTATCATTTAAATGTATTAAAACAATATCATCCTTAAATGTTTCAACTAGATTTGTTAGTAATTTTGTATCTCTAATATCGTAACCAGCAGCATATACATGTGCTGTATCTATACATAATTTTAATACTTTTCGTTCTCTATTTGAAAACCTTTGATAGAATGTTACAAGTGCTTCAAAACTATTATCAATAGTAGCTAATAGTTCAGTACCTTGGCCAGCTGCAGTTTCAAGGATAATTTTAACATTAAGATTATTATCCATAACCCGATGAATTAAGTATTTTAATGATATATACATATATTGAAGACTATCTTGATAGTCTTGAGTTAGATATTTACCAACATGAATAATACATCCTTCAGCACCTATCATATCTGCAATTAATAGTTCATCATAATAAGATTGTACCCAATAGGCTTCTGCTGGTACTACAACACGATTAGCAAAATTGAGTATATAAGGCGAATGAACAAATAATTTCATATCATTATCATGAAGAAATTTCTTGGTACTTGGACCTTCTTCTTCATATTTTTTAAATAATTTCTTTTTATGTTGACTAGTCATAGGATTAGATATAAATATTTGAAGACAATTTCCACCATATTTTTGTATTTCTTGAAGTGCAGCTATAATATTTGGATCTTTTCGTAAATGAGCTCCAAAATAAAACATAAAGTTATTTATAGAGGAGATGTTATTTTAGAATATTGTATCATGGGAATATTTTTAATTGATAAGTATGCCGTTAAGGACAAATATGACCTTCGGTTTACACATCATAATGCTATCTATGAAAGATTATTTGGACCACGATTTCAAAAAAATGATGTGAATTATTCTCATTTACCTAATTTATTAGTACACGGTGCTCCTGGTAGTGGTAAAAAAACACTAATATCTATCGTCTTACGAGAACTATATGGACCCGATGCCCTAAATACTAGACGTGAAGTATATTCTATCTCCGGATATGGTAATACTAATATTGATGTTGAAATTGAACAAAGTAATTATCATCTTATAATTGAACCTAATAATAGTGGTTTTGATAAGTATCTCATTCAAGAAATTGTTACTGAATATGCTAAAAGACAATCGCAATTTAGGAGTAGTTGTGCACCTTTTAAAGTAGTTATTATTAATAATGTAGATAATTTGTCATACTATGCTCAGACATCATTAAGATGTACTATGGAAAGATACCAATCTAATTGCAAGTTCATATTATGTTCCTACCAAATATCTAAAATTATTGAACCATTAAGAAGTAGATGTTTAGATATACGTATTCCAAAACCTACTAGAGCTGATATATTAGACACACTTTGGTGGATAGCACATAATGAAGGATATACAATACCATATAATATATATATTAAAATAGTAAGTGAATGTAATCGTGATATTAAAGCTGCGATATGGATGTTAGAAATGTATCGTTGTAAAATCCGCGACTTTTCTCTAACATGGAAATCTACCTTGGATAAAATTATAAATATTATGCATACAATATATACTAAGAAAAATGGTATTGTCTTATCTAATATAACTGAATGTCGTACCGTTATTAATAATATTTTAATAACTAATATAACAGGATCAGAAATTATGGTACAGTTAATGAATAGAATAATTCAACAATATCCAGAATATCCAAAGTCTTATGTAACTAAAATAGTTGAAAAATTCTCTGAATTTGAAAATAGATTATCTAAAGGTAAAAGAAGTATTATACATATTGAGGGACTCTTAATAGCTCTCTTTAATCTCGCAATCCAAACACCATACAAATGAAAATCAAATTCGAGATCGATATAGAACAATATCCTGAAATGGATGTTTATACCAAAGATGAAGCTATACATGTATGTAAACATTTATTCATAGATTGGTATCGAGAACGATATCAACAAGCTAATCTTCATGATAGAATATGTAATGTAGTTCAAGATAGTTTAATACCTACTATTACAGAAATGCAGACTAATTATAAGGAATTATTCGGAATATCAAAAGTATCACAAAAGAAAGGTGAAATTATGGAAAATAATATATTCGATATATTCAAAACACATTTACAAGATTATGCTATAACACCAACTAATCAAATTCCTCATCATGGTGATGCTGAAGTTGTTACACCATCTAATCTTAAACTATTATTGGAAATTAAGAATTATACAAATGCAGTTGAACAAAAAGAAATCAATAAACTGAAGTTTGATATGAAAGAAAATAATATTAAATGTGGTTTATTTTTGTCAATCAAGTCTGGGATATGTGGTCATAAGATGATCGATTATGAAATATTTGATGGTAATATCATTGTATATGTTAGCTATGTTGGAGATGTTTATAAAGTATATTGCGGTTTATTAATATTGGAAGCATTATATAACATGTCACAAACAATAGTCAGTAATGATAATTGTATTGAAAGAAAAGTTAAAGAAGGAATGGAAGATATGATAGAGGTACTAGATATGTATACTGCAACCAAATCCAAGTTTCAAACTATGGAAAAATGTATTAAAAATAATTTAGATGAATATTATTTGTACATACGAGAACAAGAAATTAAGATGAAGAATAAAATTAATCTTGTTTTTACAAATATTACAAATGATATTGAACGTATAAAAAAGGAAACTTTATCAAAAGATAAACATCTATTAGTTTTACAAAGAACTATTGATGTCTTTGAGGAAAATGGTATTGAATTAATTTCAAAAAATGAATATTGTTGGGAACTAAAAAAAGGTGATACTATATTAGGTGAATTAAAACGACGTAAGATTGGTATTGATGTTATCTGGAAAAATCCAGATATGGAAATTAGAATGGCTAATTTTGAATCTAATTATAATACCCTAAAACAAATTATTTTATTAGCTTGATTTGTTTTATTAGCTTGATTTGTTTTATTAGCTTGATTTGTTTTATTAGCTTGATTAAAATATATATTTTATAGATACTTAAATGTATCTATAAAAATAAATTAAAACATAATAACATCTCCATCAGAGTCAATATTATTTTCATTTTTAGTATCAAATACTTTTGATATTAATTCTTTTGGTGGACTTTTATAATCTTGAGCTAAAACCCATTTACCTCCCCTTACATTATTATAACCATATAGTTGCATTAGTTCTATTGTTTTTTTGTTTTCTTCATATAAACATCCATCATAAGTACCTATTACTTTTATTGGTTTATATCTTTTACACCACTCAGAACCTTGTCCATTAAAATGCTGATTAATTCTTGTATTATCAGTTTTCTCTGAATATCCAACATAATATTTACCATTCTCTAACTCTAATACATAAATCATAGGTGTACTTAGTTTCAATTATTGTTCATATCTCTAAGTAATTATATAATAATATAATCAATAATTATATTATTGAAGATTTTTTTGGAGAAAGCTGTTTACGGCTTCTAACACGGCTATTGCATAGATGCGATTTAAAAAACCGAACCTTTTTAATAGTCTTAATAACCTTAAGCGATTCCTTTACTATAGACTTTTCTTCAACCAGTATATTACCATTTTTCCACTCTTTACCGATGTTATCTTTACCATCAATGAAGATACCATCTATGATAATACCTTTAAAAGTGTAACCATTGTTAAAACTAATAGTACCATCCATAACTGTAAAATTATTAGTTACAATACCTTTAAAAATCTTTGAATTATCAGTCCATGTTACACTACCTGAAAATTTTTCTTTATCAAAGGAACCTCTATATATATTAGTCTTATTTTTGGTAATAAATTTACCATGTTTAAATTCACCATTTTCGAAGTTACCCTTACAATTTACTCCAGACTTGGCTACATAATAACCATAACCATGGAAAAGACCCATATTAAACTCTCCAAAGTATATAAACTGATGACTTGTCATTGTTCCCTCACCCTGAGGTAATCCATTCAATATTTCACCGACATAATACCTGTCTTTACACTGATAAACATCCAGGTTATCTGGAATAGACGACATTGTATAGATTTTATTGTATTATTAAATTCTAAAAAAAAATTTATCAATTTTTATATAATCAATTATTATATTGATTATATAATCAATTATTATATTGATTATATAATAATTGGGTGAGTCTTTAGACGATATCAATTTTTTAATTTATTAAGTAAACTTAATAAATTAAAAAAGAGAACGAACCATTAGGTGAGATTAATTTTTTACTTCTATCGAACACCATACCATGAATTTAATGGAATGTAAGTAGTATATAATATTTCATCATCATTAATTTTAGTTGTATTATAATTATATGTAGAATACGGTACAACACTACAAACACAACTTTTATCTCTTTTAGATATGACAATTACATTATTATCTTCTTTAATATCATAAGGAACAACTAATTCTTGTACACAAGTAATATTACGTAAATCATGACCATCTATATTCATAGGAGTCAGAGATATCATTTCACATGTACTAAGTATACATCTCTCAACTACAGCATATATAGTAGTGTGTGACATTGTCATATTAATATAGTTATCAGTATTAACATAATAAATTAAATTTTCAAAAATTTATACAATAATCTTGTTCTTCTTAGGTTTACCCTTCTTATAAGTTACAGATTTCTTACTCTGGTCAATCATCCAATCTTCATACTTTGATAATAATTCATTTAATTCTGACTTCCACATATCAATTTCACTTGTATCTTTAACTATCTTCAACTCTTCTTGTTTATCCTTAATCTTTTTCTTAAGTTCATCTATTTTCTCTTCAGTTAAGGAGAACAAAAACATATTAGTCAAATAATCATAGCTTTCATCTTTATTTTTAAAAGATGAAGCAAGTTGAGGAAAATCATATTCAATTAATTTTTTAATAATAGCATCTTTCTTTTGGCGTTCAATAACTATCTTTTTATCTAAAATGTATTCAATAAACATGATTTTATATTTAAGAACATCAAGTTCATATGTTAGTTTATCTATAATATAGACCTTTCTTTTGGTATACATCATCAAACGAATATCATAAAACTCTTTTAGAATATCATTTGGTGAAGAATACTTGGTAATTCGTCCTTCAGCATTGTATAAATGCATATTTCTTGTACTCATCTTTGTAACCAACTTTAATTTCTGATAGATAGTATTATTATCATTTAATTTTGTTAATGTATCAGTTTTAAGATTAACTGTGAAACTAATTTTCTCATCAGTGATATTACTTGTATAAGCTGAAATCATATTTTTCTTCTCTTCCTGTTCTTCTAAAAATTCTTTATAAGGAGATGTCCAAGTACCTACTGGTAATTCTGTAATATGAATCGTATCATCACCAACCTTTTCATACTTACCATAAACTGAGTATTCACCTTCTCCAGTCTTATCAATTTTACCTTCAAATTTGTTAAACCAGGGTGTCATAGATTTTAGTTTATCGTTATTCATTTTACGAAAGATATTTTCGATAATATCCTTAGGATTGTAACAAGGAATATCAGTGCTAAATCCAGTACCAATTCCACTTGATCCATTAACTAATACTATTGGGAGAATAGGAATATACCATTCTGGTTCAATAGGTGTTCCATCATCATCAAGATATTTTAATATCGGATCATCTTCACCTCGGAAAATATACCTAGTTAATGTACCTAAAAATGTATGAATATACCTTGGAGAAGCAGCGTCTTTTCCGCCATTAACACGAGATCCAAATTGTCCACTTGGATATAAAATATTAATGTTATTTGATCCTACAAAGTCCTGTGCCATATTAATAATTGCACCTTGTAAACTTGCTTCACCATGATGATAACATGCTTTATCTGATACAAAACCAGCAAGTTGTGCAACTCGAATTTCATCTTTCTTATTAAACAACTTTCTTAGGATAGTTCCATATAGGATCTTTCTTTGTGAAGGTTTAAACCCATCACATAAAGAAGGGATAGATCGAGTATTATCTTCAAAAGAGAAGTGAATTAGACTTTTATTAATAAACTGTGGTACAGTTACTATTTTTTGGTCATTTGATAGAATCTTATTCTTATCATAATCCATTAACCATACTTTTCTATCATCTGATCGCTTCTTTTCAAATGCTAATGTCATTGCCTCATTTGTAGTATCATGATGTTTTGGCTTTACTTTAGTATACTTTTCTGTATCCTCAATGTCAATATACTTGATTAACTTTTTCTCTATATCCATAAAATATTCTTTAGCTTCTGTTTTATCACTAGTACCTAATCCCTTATAATATTTAATAAAGTATTCATTAGTATTATTTTTACTTTTCCAATCATCATAATCTGATAGATTATAAAATGGGATAATATTTTTGGAACGATTATGAGTTGCTTTAATAATAGGAGTTGAAAGAGATGTTAGAAATCCTTCTATTTTAATCAAGGATGGCCAAAAGAAGTGGATAAAATTCATCAACAAACCAGATATATGATATCCATCAACATCTGAATCTGTTAATAAGATAATATGACCATAACGAAGTTCAGAAATTTCATTATATTCCTTACCTTGTTGTAGTCCCATAATTTTCTTAATATTTTTAATCTCTTCATTTTCTAATAATTGTTTAGTATTAGCTTCACGAACATTTAAGAGTTTACCCTTTAAAGGGAAAACACCAAAACGATCTGCTCCAACTACTTCACGACCTGATAATGCCATTGCTTTAGCACTATCACCTTCAGTCAAAATAAGATAACATAAATTAGATTTTCTAGTACCAGCCCAGTTAGCATCTTCTAACTTTGGAATACCTTTAACTGATGTTGTTTTCTTTCCATCTGTTTTCTTTAAAATTGTAGCTTCTTTGATTTTAGCCATAATTATAACTTGATCAAAGATACCTGATTTTGCCAATCTCAATATGAATTTTTCTGACAATTCACATTTGGAACCAAACTCACTTGGTTTTGTCTTTAAAGTTTCCTTTGTTTGACTTGTAAAAGATGGATTATCTATTATAGCATCAACAAAGATAATAATATTTTCCTTTAATTGAGCAGGTTTCACATTAATATCTTTATGTTTCTTATTAAGAATAATTTTGAGACGATCAACAATATTATCCAATACATGATTAACATGATTACCACCTTGATAAGTATTAATACTATTAACAAATGATACTGATTCATGTCCATTTTCAGGGTTGTATATAACTCCTACCTTCCAACGTTCACCTACTTCTTCATACATAACTTCACCAAAAGGTGTTCTATTATAGTCATCAGTTGCTACACTCTCATTGTCAGATTCAATAACATCAGGTACAATATCACTTTTAAACTTGTATAATTCAATATACTTATTAAAAGTATTACAGTGTAATCTTATATCATCTAAATATACTTTGATATTATTATGAGTACCGGCAATATCATAAACACGACGTCTTAATAGAGATAATATATCATCAGTCAAAGTATCTAATCCGAACTTTGGTAAATCTGGAGAGAAGGTAATACAGGTATATGATTTGTTAGTACAACTAGATACTTTAGGTTTAGTTCTTTCACTCATATTATTAGTAAATTCTTGTACAAATTTACGTTTACGTTCACTATCTACTGTCTCTACCAAAAATTTAGTCGAAAAGATATTGGTTAACTTTGAACCATATCCATTTCTACCACCAGTAGTACGCTTCTCATTATCATCATAATTAGTTGATGTAAGAAGTTCGCCAAAAATAAGCTCTGGAACATAAATTTTATGCTCACCATGTATTTCAACATCAATACCACGTCCATTATTCCATACTGAGATCTCATTATTAGATGTATCAATAGTTACTTTAATAGTATCACATGTTTTATCAGTCTTAGTATGATCACAAGCATTGACTAAAATTTCATCAAAAATCTTAATTAAACCGGGAGGAACTTCTATATCTTTTTTAATAATAGTACCATCTTGATAGACCCAATGGGTTTCTTTTTGACATTTAACCTCACCAATATAGGTATCAGGACGTGTCAAAATATGCTCAATAGGTGTTTTCTTTTGATACTTTTCTTCGATGCTTTTAGCATCTTTAGCCTCTTTTTTTGGTGCCATTCTACTACATACCCTAAAACTAGTTAGTTTAACTTTATATCTTTTCATATTTTTTTATTATTATAAATTGATAAAATCAATTATATAATAGATACCATTATCAACCCTACAGCCATAATACTAAAAAATGACTTCGAAAATATCCTTTGAAAGCCAACGTATTAAAGAATTAGAAAAACAGATACTATCTATTCAGGAAACGCATGTAAAAGAACTATTAAAGAAAGATGGTGAAATAGCTAAATTAAAGAGAGATCATGATATTGCTAATAAGAGTATTAAGAAGAAAATGGATGACGAACTATTTATAAAAACCAAGTTAATTCAAGAAGAATCGGAAAAACAGAACATTATTTTGATTCAAGAAAATATTCAGTTATGGAACAGGATAAATAAAATAAATCTGAGTCAATCAAGTACAATTATATCAGATAAAAAGTCAGAAGAAGCACGTAATGGACCTAATATTCGTAAACAATTACAAATTGTAGAAAATAAACTTGGTGCTGCCAATAATAAAATTAAACGTTTTGAGTATCAAATAGATACAATTCAGAAGTATCGTGATGAGATAGATGATAAGGAACATATTATTGAAAGTATTGGTAAAAGATTACAAGAGTTGGAGAAAAGTTTGGTTAATGCTGTTCAGAGACTCAATTTGATGAATACTAATAATGAGTATCTTAAGAGAATTGTTATGAATAATGCATATCAAATGATAGCAAATTATCGTACACCCGTCGATATTACTCCTGTTATCAGATATCTAATTGAGAATAATATGGTGGCAGGTATTGTCAGAGTTGATCAACAATTGTTGGATTTATACTTTGCTATGAAGGACTACTCATAAGTTTTTTTAAAGATTAATTATCTTTAAAAATATACCCTTTTTATTAATCAAGAAATTGATTATATAAAAATTGATCTCACCTAACGGTTCGTTCTCTTTTTTAATTTATAAGTAAACTTATAAATTAAAAAATTGATCTCGTCTAAAGACTCACCTAATTTTTATATAATCAATAAAATTGATTATATAAAAATTGATACAAAATATTAATTAGTATCAAAATCTAAATATTTGAAAATTATAAAATGAATACCATTAAAAAAAGAGCAGTTAGCTTGTTAAATGACTTTGAATGGATAACGGTAAATTCTTTAGCACAAAATCATACTTGGTTTTATGAAATAAATGAGGAAATTAACACATTATTAGAACCATTTATAACACAATTTTATAATATAGCATCTGTTGATATTTATACTAAGAAAACATATATAGAATTATTAAAATTAGAAAAGGATATGATAGAATTTATTAATAAAGTACAAAATGACATTTTTGATACAATATAAAGGTTATTGATGTATATTTATAAATCTTATGAATGCAAGATGTAGTGGTACCTTTTTTGAATATTGTATCTTTTCTTCTATACGAGCAAATCCTTATGATAACTATACACGAAATAAATTTTTAAATTTACTATCTACAGAACCAAATATTTATAACTTACAAAATATTATAAAAAATAGAACTATTAAATATGTTCAATTATTAACAGATAATAAAGGTAGGGATAGTATTACAGCTGATATGTTATTACATCTTGAAAATGGGGATTTAATTGGTTTAAGTTGTAAGAAAAATAACATGTCTATTAAACATCCATGTCCATATGGATTATATCGATTTCTAAATTCTGGACATCAAGAAGCTTTTTCTAATACATATTCTTCAATAAATAATAAATGGTACAATGTTATGCAATCATATGAATTATTCAATAAAGTACCACCTACAATGAAACAAGATATGTTAAATGAGGTAGTTGATCTTATTTCAGCTAATATAAATAAATCATATATACAATTTCTTTTATCACAATCAATTATTAAAGAATCCTATATACTACACTGTAATAAAAATAAACAATTAAATATGTATCAGGTAAATAAAGTTGATGTAGATGATTTTAATATAACACATAATAATCATTGGATATACATTAATGTATCTAATAATATTGATATAAAAATGAGATTACATACTGCATCATCACGTATTCTTCCAACATTAAAATTAAAGTTTGATACTAAATTAGTTAAATCATCTGGATATATGATTAAAGTGTAATAAATTGAACTCATCTAACGATTCACCTAATTTATTAGAAAGCGATTTATCGCTTTCTAATAAATTGAAAAATAATATACATAAAAAAGTACTAATATTACAAATACTAACTAAAAAATATAAAAATGACACCAAGTTATGATGATGATTATTATGGTACAATTACTTATAGTACAATAGATTTGAATATTACAGGCTTTAGTGCATTTATTGGTGGTGTACTTTTACCTGATGGCCGTGTTATTTTTGTACCACACTATGCCTTATCAATTGGAATATTAAATTCAATAACAAATGTTTTTAGCACAATACCTGGTGCACCAGGTTATGGTGCATATATTGATGGTGTTCTATTACCTGATAACCGAGTCATATTTGTTCCATATTTTTCACCAACAATAGGAATCTTTAATTCAATAAATAATACTTTTAGCACAATACTAGGTACAGAAACAGCACAAATACCTGGTCATGCAGCATATTCTGGTGGTGTACTTGTTCCTGATGGTCGTGTAATCTTTGTTCCATATTTTGCAAAAACAATTGGAATATTTAATCCGTTAAATAATAGTTTTAGTACAATATCTGGTACAGAAACAGCACAAATACGAGGTGAAGGTGCTTATCAAGGTGGTATACTTATTCCGGATGGCCGTGTCATTTTCATTCCATTTCTAGCAAAAACAATTGGTATTTTTGATCCTAAAACAAATATTTATACTACCTTACCTGAGTTACCTGCGTCATCTGAGTCACAAGAGTTATCTAAGTCATCTGATTCATCAGAGTCATCTGAGTCATCTGAGTCAAAGTTACCAAAGTTACCAGGTAATGGTGGATATATGAATGGTGTATTACTTCATGATGGGCGTATAGTTTTTATTCCACATAATACACTAACAGTAGGTATTTTTGATCCAGTAACTAATATTTATAGTACAATAGATGGTATACAAACTTTAAATATATGGAATGATAAAAATATTAATATTAATAATACAAATAATGAAATGCTAGGTCATGGTGGCTATGCAGGAGGAGTTCTCCTTTCAGATGGTCGTGTTATTTTTGTTCCACATTTTTCATCAATAATTATAATTTTTGATCCTACAACGAATACTTTTAATACATTCTCGGGTAGATGTGATAGTGCATATCAAGGTGGTATCCTTCTACAAGATGGCCGTGTTATTTTCTTTCCACGACATACTAGAAATATTGGTGTCCTAACATTTTCTGATGAAAAAGCAAAGCATCGTACACAAACCAGACTTGAAAAAATAAAAGAAGAACTTCTCGCAGTTACATGGCATCCTAAGCGAATGTTATCATGTTTGGATTATAATGAACGTAGTGAATTATTACATAAATGGAACTTAATTTAATAAATTATTAAATTTATCTAAAGACTAACCTAATTTATTAGAAGGCGAATAATCATTTCTAATAAATTGAATACATTTTCTTTGAAAATATAACATATGTTAAACAAATCTATTTTAATAAATAAATTTGTTAATTAAAAATTTAGTACTTCTTGGAGCCCTTGCGAGACTTGCGGCGAGAAGCTTTCTTGGAACCCTTGGAAGCTTTCTTGCTAGCGCGACGTTTGCCGCCAGTCATCTTCTTGGAAGCTTTGCGAGACTTGCGGCGAGAAGCCTTCTTGGAACCTTTGGAAGCCTTGCGAGAACGGCGTTTGCCGCCGGTCATCTTCTTGGAAGATTTGCGGGACTTACGGCGGGAAGCTTTCTTGGAACCCTTGGAAGCTTTACGAGAACGGCGTTTGCCGCCGGTCATCTTCTTGGAGCCCTTGCGGGACTTGCGGCGGGAAGCTTTCTTGGAACCCTTGGAAGCTTTACGAGAACGGCGTTTGCCACCGGTCATCTTCTTGGATCCCTTACGGGAGCCCTTGCGGGAACCTTTCTTGGAAGCTTTCTTTGAGCCCTTGCGAGAACGGCGACGTTTACCACCGGTCATCTTCTTGGAGCCCTTACGGGAGCCCTTACGGGAACCCTTTTTGGAAGCTTTCTTGGAGCCCTTGCGAGAACCGCGGCGTTTGCCGCCGGTCATCTTCTTGGATCCCTTACGGGAGCCCTTGCGGGAACCCTTCTTGGAAGCTTTCTTGGAGCCCTTGCGAGAACGGCGTTTGCCGCCGGTCATCTTCTTGGAGCCCTTGCGGGAGCCCTTGCGAGAAGCCTTTTTAGAGCTTTTCTTAGAGGCTTTGCGGCGGCGACGCTTACCACCTAATAGTTCAACATTGATTTCGTTTGCTAGATCTTCAGTTAATTCCGGCATTATATACCTTCTAAATAGAAAATAAATTTGACGCATTAAAATGGAATTAAAAAATGGTAAATTATTATCCTATATATTTTAATGGATAAAGAATTAACTTCGAATTATTTTATATTACAAAAACATACATCAAAACAATCATTATCACCTCAAAATATACCTAATAATATACAAAAAGAAAGCCAAAGTATTGGTTATGGACCTCAGGAATACCTCCATAGTAAAGCATTACACAGAGGATATGATACCTCAAATAAAGAAAAAGTTATATTAAGAAAACAAAATGATCAGCAAGAAAAACATACTCAATATAGAGTTTCTAGAGTAAATATCGATAGTAGATATCGTAATATAGAAACAAAAAATATATTGGACGATAGTATTATGTATTTAAATGATAATCCATTAATATTACAACCCAATAGTAATATCGTTCGGATTATTAATAATAATCATGGTTATCAACGTGAGGATAAAATTGTATTACAAGGTGTACAAAGCTACTTTACAAATTTAAGAAATGGTTTAACGTTTATTAATCAAAGTAACTATATTCGTATTAATCATATTAATCATAATCAAGTATCAACAGCTAATACTGATATAACTAATCAATATATTGTTATATCTGGTGTTATAGGAAATAGTATTAAAAATACTTCTCTTCAAAATATACCTATTAATGAGATTAATAAGAAACATCAAATTTATTTTAAACGTACTAATAGTGATATACCTAATGCTAATTTTTATTATATAAAAATTGATACTGTAGCTGATAGTGATTTTGATTATAATTTAACTGATATTAATGTTTATTTTTTACAATTAGCTGGTATTCCTCTTAATGAACTTAATGCTAATTATCCAGTTTCAATTAATCAATTAAATGGTTATCATATTGTAACTAATATTGTTGATAAAAACACTTTTGAAATAACTACAAGTTCACCATCAAATACAGTAAGTAATATAAATGTAGGTGGTGATCGTTGTTGGGTAGCACGTGTTAATGACTTTATTGAGGGTTATCCTAATAACAACTATTACAAAATATCTTTAAAAAAAACATTTTATAATGTTAAAAAAATAAAGTTAATTAGTTCTGAATTTCCTAATACTGAACGTGTTATAAAAAATTATCCAGATTCTAAAAAGAATAATACTTTATACTGGCAATTATCTGATGATGGAAATCAAATATATAGTATTGAAATAACTCCAGGTAACTACACAATATCAACTCTTAAAGAAGAAATTGAGACAAAAATGTCAAAAATAGAGAGACAAACATTGATATTTCTTAATAGTAATATACCTAATAAAAATTACTATTACAAATATAATATTATACCAGAAGTTTCTATTAAATCAGAAACTGATGTATTTAGTTTAAAAATATATGAAAATATCATTATACAAAAACCATTTACTGTCATTAATAGTATTGCTACTGATGGTTTTCAAAGAGTTCGTGTTTTTCATCCTAATCATAAATTGACTCCTAATGATATTATTATAATTGAAAATGCTTCTGGTACAGATAATGTACCTTCAGAAATATTAAATAATAGTCATATAATTGAAGTTGTTCTTGATAAAGATAATTATCAGATAAAATTACCACAATATAATACATTAGAAAGTGAAGTAACAAATGGCGGTAGTGCTGTTAGTATAAAATATCTTATTAAATTTCGTTTATTATTTGATAAAAGTAACACTATTGGTCGTATTTTGGGTTTTAATAAAGTAGGTGAAGCTAATTCTATATCCGCTTTTGATAAGGAAATTACTAATAACTCACCATATGAAAATTCTTTGATATTCCCTCAAAATAATATTATTAATCTAAGTGGTGACAATTATATTTTAATGTCTAGTCCTTTGTTTAAAGAAAGTTATTCATCAGGACCAATAGATGATGTTTTTGCCAAACTTTTATTAGCGAGTGATCCTGGAACAATTATGTATAATCAATTTGTTCAATTAGGTGAAGATTTTAATATACCAATCAATAGTTTATCTGAATTTGAAGTTAGTTTTTATGATCCAATGGGTGAACTTTTTTATTTTAATAACATTGAACATTCTTATACTTTAGAAATTTATGAGGATATATCACAAAATTAAAAATTATCTAGTCTTCATTATATGGACACTTATCAAATAGACCTCCTAAAAAGAACCATTGATAATCTTGATCAAAATGATCAACTTAAGGTTTTAGAAATTGCTAGTGATATTCAACAATCACCTAATTTAGCTATATCTAAAGCTTTTGTATTTGGTGTATTATTACTATACACTAACTACAGATATCTAAAAGAATATAAACAATTTTCAAAAATTAAAGCTTTATTTGGAGCTTTACTAATTAATATTATTATTGGTGTTATTTTCAATATACTGCCTAAATCAATATCTATTAATATTATATATATTATAATCAAATATTGGTTCATTGTAATTCCTCTACTAATAGGTGTTCATTACTACCTTTTCTACTGGTTACCCAAGTTACCTAAAAATATCTAATCAGAATCTGAATCAGAATTAGAATCAGAATCAATAATATGATTATTATTAATCGGGGATAATACCAAATATACCCATCCTAAATTAGCCACTTGATATTTTATAACTAGTGGGTAGTTGTTTTTTAGATATAATTCGATATTAGAACATAGATTACCACATTTGGTAAACAGTGTTAAATTTTTTAAATCATATAGTCCTTGAACTATACAATCATTCTTTACATCAATATTTTTTGTAACAGATAAACCATCAGTATTATCAGTTAGAATAGTTTCTTGAGATGCAAATTCACCTCTGCAACTAAAAATCAATGTATTAGCATTATCTTTAGTATCTACAAACTTGATATCCATAAACTCTGCAATTGAACTGGCATCCCTAATTATCTTATGAAAACGATCTGATGGTATCGAAATCATATACTGAAATTGCGAATTAGGTAAATTTGTATCATGGTTACTTAGTTCTAATAGTTTTAATTTATAAGTTGTAACATATTTTTTCTCACCATTTTCAAGACGAATACCTAAATTATTAGTATCTGATTCTTCAATATATAGAGTTAAATTATCATCATTACTCATAGTTTTAATAAGCTTAAAAAAACTGTTCATATTAACACCTATAACATGGTTTTTTCCACACTTTGGATTTAGAAAATAAGAATCAAAACAACGAGCAGGTAAACGAAGTTTAATAAGAACTGATTGAGATGCATTCATAGCTGCAATTGTCATACCACCACTATTAGGGTTACCTGGTTCAATTCCAGTAAATTTAATATTAACATCTTTTAATACTTCTTTTAAAGCTTCAATTAATACTCTAAAGGACGCTGTTTGACATGTTCCCATCTCCATTAACAATCCCGTTTTATTGTTTGATGCTTTATCATCAGCCATTTTTACACAATTTATTATGTTACCTTATAAGCATTTAAACTTTAAATATTAAATTTTTTTTCCATTCTAATATATAATCATGACAAAGTTCACACTTGTCAATCCTAAGATAGATGGCTCGGTTCAAACTTCCTTTGATACATCATCACCTCTAAAAGCTGCTGATGAGGCTTACTCTGCCATCTCCAAATACTTTACCAATCGTCTCCAAGAATTCCGTTTCACACTACAATCTGGTGGTAAATTCCATCACTTTGTCGCTTCTGAAAAACTTGGAAAAGATAGCAAAGTATCTTATACCATTAATGAATTCAAAGGTAAGGTTAATATAGATACTATGCAAAAAAGCATGGACCAATACCAAGAACAAAATGGTGGTAAGAAGAAATGGGACGAAGATGATTCAAGCTCAAGCTCATCTGATTCATCTCCCGCTTTCCGTCGTTACAATTACCCCATCTATAACTGGTGGTATGACCCTTTTGTTTACGTTGTTACCGATAAAGATGCATCTGATAAATTAAAAGCTATTTGGTTCCCCTCTCTACCTTTCATTCCCGGTAATTACATGATCCCAAACCCATACCTATGGTACTACCCTACTTGGTCCGTTTAATTTATTTTAAAAAAATGCTTTAAATTTTTATATTTTATATGAAAATTTAAATTAAAGTTATGTATTAGATAGACCAATATTTTGAACATTATCAGGTTGTATTATTATGATATAATGTGATTGTTTATTATCTGTATCATTTAAATGTATTGCAGATGGTATGTCAAACTGTGATGATATAGGTATATTTTGTATAGGTCTACTAGCCAATATCTTGATTCGTTTATATCTATAATATATTGATATAACTATAAAGACTAATAATATAAAAACCATTACTGATAATGTTATTATCATTGGTTCCTTTTTAATAGAACTTGTTGTAAATAATTTTTTTTATCAATTTATAATAATATCAACTTTGTTGATATTATTATAAATTAGGTATGTAAGCAAGACGTAAGACGAGTTCAATTTATAATATATAAAGTTTACTTCATATATTATAAAGGGGGCATATTTCCAAAGGAAATGTGTTCAATTTATAATTATAAATTAGATGAATCGTTAGACGAGTTCAATTTAATGCTTTTTCTAATTTTGCAATATAGGCAATTTTTTGACCCCAATTAGTGTTTTCATATAACCAAACTGAAAATGCATGCCTAATTTCATTTTGATGTTTATCTAATATACCACCATTATTTTCAATATATGGAACTATTACATTGTACCATAAATCATCTGTAATAGTATCTAATGTATTCATATTTGTATACTGTTGTAATTTGTAATCAGAAAGCATATTTTTTATATCAGAGCGTTTTTTATCTTCTTTTACTGCTAAACATATACTTTCATAGGTAACCTCATAATCTTCTTCACTATCTACACAATCATTCCAATCATTATTTCCCTGTAATAACTCTTCAGTTTCCATTTTTTTGAATTATAACTATGCAATATATACAAGGTTATAACTTTAAGTTAACTATAACTTTAATTAGATTAATCTTGATATGTAAATTTATAAATCATATTTTCAAATGACTTCCACATAAGTGGATTAACAAATGTTGCATCATTAACATAATCATAATATTCTTTTTCTATACACCGATTAATTAATTTTTTAAATAAACAATCCATATTATATTCAATAGTATTAGGTCGATGATATACTACATACCCATCTTTATATTGTGTAACATATTTGGATTCATTTTCTAGTGCAGTAAGTGTTAAATGATAATCTTGTGTTTTTAATGTCTCAGGGACATAGTAATCTTTAATATCCATTCTATTATCTCTAATATATGATTATGTTTTAAGTAGCTTTTCCCTTTCTTTCCTTTTTAATAGTACGTTTCAAAGAAACTCGTTCAGTAATAGGTCTTTTATCCATAATCATTTGTGTCATTTCAAAAGCTTTTTCATTATCTTTCATAATTTCCCTAATAGCTTCCTGAATAACATCTTCTTTAAGGGAGCCTTTAGCTTGTGCAACATTACGTTTTAATAGTCCATTATGAAGTGTTACAGTATCTTCATCACATTTTTCCATAAACTCTAAAATGTATTCTTCAAATTGTTTTTTTTCATTCCTAATATCCCGCATCTTCTCACTTAACTTTCTTAATTGATCATCTAATCCAACCCATGCAATAACAATTTCCTTAAACCTTTTCTCGTCAATCTCATTCTCTTCAGCCATAATATTATTATAATCAAAATAATATAATAATATTATAAAAAAAGGCGCAATAACAACTAATAGTATTAAACTAGTTGTTATTAATAAATACTTTTAAATTAATTTAGTAAAATCTTTTAATATTTATATCAGGTTCCACAGTGCTATTATTGAACGGGCCGACATTGAATTTAGGGCAAGGAATGTTACCACGAATATCGTAGGTAGCGTTCTTTAGGGTGGTACCTATTGTATCTACACCAATTTTAGCTAAAGCATCAGCCATCAAGTTAGCATCCTCTACTTTGACACCTACATCAGGGTTGTCAAACCAAGCATCTTGAGAGTAACCAGGTAGAAGATCTGTGGCACTGAGTTTAGGGCGAGATTCCGGAGCTTGTTGAGCATATTTATTGTTAATTGGGTCATTCATGTTAACATTCAGTGTTGAATCATCAATTAGAGAGCCAAAATTGTTGGGTGATGAATTTGGTTCAGGACCAGCTGGTGCCTCAATAACAACGGCAGGTCCCATTACTGGCTCGCTGACGAAAGGAGGTGTTATCTGGGGCATATCTGAAGCAATTGGGATTGTGTCACCAGTTTCCATACCTTCACGCTTATTGAGGAGGTAGTAAATGGTTATGACGGCTAAAATAATGAGCAGGATATCCTTATTTTCCATGTATAGTAATTACTAAGATAAAAATTATCTTATATATAAAAAATTTCTAGATTTATATATATACATGAATCTAGTAGACATCTATAACAAAAATCCCAACTTTGTAAGACAACTTGGAGGCTTCAAAATGCTGGACGCCAAGATGCTGGGTGGGTCAGTTGATGCTGAAGGCAATACGCTTCTTCACAAGGCTGCCATTAACAATGATATGACAACCTTCAACTCCATTAAAGCCGTACTTCCTGCTAATGCTCAGGAACGTGTTTCCTTCATGAACATTCAAAACTTACACGGTGACACTGCAGCTCATATTGCTGTTCGTCATGGTAACCATGCTATGGTCACCGCTATGCGTAACATGGGATCTGATCTCTCTATCGCTAACAAAAATAACGAGTACATTCTCTCATCCGAAAGTGAAAATGTCTTCACTCAAGATGCCCCTTCACAAGCTGGTGGTGGTGATTCAGATGGATTCCCCGCCGCCCTTTCACCCGCTGATCCCTACATCGCCCCTATAATGCCCACATATGACTCTCCATCATTTAACTCACCTAATACTATTAATGACTACAGTTCTGATATTTTTATCTCCAACAAAATGCATGGCGGGGATAATGCATCAGATGCCTTTGATTCACCTAGCAGCCTCAGTGACATCAGCACCGAAGGTAATTACATGATCGGTGGTGGTAGTAAAAGTATCCGTGGTGTTCGTACCCTTTACTTTGAGGATATGCTAACATCTGACAGTGAAATGTTACAAGACGGTGGTAAAAAACTAAAAGAATCTTCGCAAATGCACGAGGATGCTGTCCGTATGATTATGGATATGGGTTACTCCGAGGATGATGCCCGGGTAATTAAAGCTGCTATCTACCGTATGGTCAAAGATAAATACCCCGATGCTAATAACTTGGAACGCGCCAAGAAAATGCTTGAAAATATTGATAGTGCTCAAATTGCACAAATTAATTTAACCGATGTACGTCTTGCTATCAGCAAAAACCGCGAAGCTAAATCTAACATCAAGGGTAAAGAACCCAAAAAGACTGAAGGTAAAGCTAAAAAAGCTACCAAAACTGCTTCTAAAAAGGCTACTAAAACTGCTTCTAAAAAGAAAGCATCAAAGAGAACCACTCGTAAGTAAATATACTTACAATATATTTGGCTCTCACAAAAAAATATATAATTTAGTTTATTAATATTAATTAACTAAATTTATAGATTGGTTAAAAATTCAGAAATACGATCGTAACCCATAACCTTTTCAGTACCATCATTGATGTACATTATGGGGAAACCATCAATTTCTCCTGAAAGTTTCTCTGATAAATCCTTCTCCTCCACCTTTTTAAAGTTGGATTTTCCACTTGCTACCTTTTCCCATTCAGGTAAAATCTTCTTTGAATAACCACACCATTCAGCATAGTATAGGGTATAGGTATTTTGAGATTTAGATTGAGGTAAAGAATTTGGTTTCTCATTAATTAACTCGGTAAGAAGTTTACGGATTTCTATAGCTCCTACATAATACTTCTTTTGGTATTCACATGTAGGAAAACCTTGAATGTCACTTGGTACATTACCCTCTGATGCTTCAACCTCAACAAGTTTTACACCCATTTTTTTATCTATTGCCTTTCGTTTATAATCTAACCATTCTGGCATTAGCTTGACACAATGACCACAACCATGACTATGATATAGTGTTACTATACTGGTTTTTTTAGTATCTTTACATTGACATTTATTTTTACCACAACCACATCCTCCACCACTTTTATATTGTAAACATATAAACAAAACTACTAATGCACCTAATAATATGTATAAAGGCTTCATTGTAATATATATCCTTAACAAGATTATTTTTATGTAAAATTAATGTACATATATTATAAATATGTTGAATCGTATATTAGAACGATTTTCACAAGAACTGAATGATCAAAAAAATATAGAACTTATCGAATTAAAACTAGTCACTCCTCTTATTAATCATATTTATGATCGTTTAAAAAAATACATATTTAGAGTCCTTCTTATGTATTATCTTATTATTATCCTTCTTTTAATCATAGTTATCTTTCTTATGAAAAGAAAATAAAATCTATATCAATATAAATGAACGTCCTATTAAATTTCATCATCATCTTTCTGTTTATTATATTTGTTCTTGCTATGAAAATACCAAAATTGGTTAAAAGCAATATTATCATTAATAAAATATATCTATTTATTGGTGTGTCTCTTCTTCAAATTGTCGTTTTATTATCTAATAAAATCAATCAAAAGTGTAAAATGAGTACTAAAAATATTATTAAAGAAGCTACTAAAATTGGTTTATTAACGGTAATAGGATATTCTTTTTATGTTGATATTTTATTTTCAAGTCAATTAAGGGAAAAATATGCAAAATACATTGATGTACCTAATAAAAATATGTTTTTTGTTGCAACTTTAATTTCTGGTACTGCAATGGTTTACAAAATTATTGATAATATTTTATTACCAAACGATTGCACACCCTAGAAAATATTATATGATAATGTATTATATATTATGATTGATCATATTATCGTTTCTATCTTGGCTTATCTTTTATACAAGTACCTTACAAAGTATAACTTTAATAATGAACAAGCAATTATTTTTGTAATTGTTATTAATATTGCTTATCATTTACTTTTAATGGATAAAATAAGATTAATGTACCGTGAAAAGTTTGAAACCGCTAGTGGTTCTACTATACCTATGGTTAAACAAGAACAAATGGCTGCTTTAGAAAAAGAACTTGTTAGATTACGTTCTGAATCACAGATAGAGGCAATAACAGCTATGTCAGATAACAAAGTACAAACATCAGTATTAATGAATAATTCTCAACCATTTATTCAACCACCAGTATCAGTACCAAAATCAGATAGCTGTGATTGTGATGCTAAAGTTGAACGTATTATTAATGAATATGTTAAGAAGAAAGGTGATGATCAACCTTATAATCAATTAACACCTCAACAAATGGAACCTCTTGGTTCTTATGATAAAACATTTACTAATAAATGGGATCATGGTTTTACATATCTAGATACAAGTAAATGGGCACCTCCTCAACGTAATACTCCAGTATGTAAAACAGAAATGAGATGCCCAGTATGCCCAGTATCAACTGCTGGTTATCCAGTTAGTGTACTTGAATATGATGAATCACGTAAGGTTCTTCCACCAGATAATATTAATATAAACTATATTAAGGAGCAATTAAATAACTAGAAATATTCAAACATTTTAAAGCGTTTAAATGATTTTTATTTTAATGAACCCAATTAAATAATGCAAATTAATTGGATTACTGTTGGTATTGTTATCATAATAATTTTAATTGCTTATGCTGGTTATAAGGTACTTCAAATTATGCGTGACATAAAACGTCTTAAGGAAAACCTTATTGAACAACCAGAAAAACCTCTATTATGTAAAAATCCTCAAATGTTACAAATATCACAACCTCCCGTACAACCAATACAACCAGCACAATGTCCTATACAACAACCATCTCAAATGGCTATGATGCGGTCACCACATCCTCAAGTACTTGTAGCTCAACCTAAATTAACACCACCAACATTACACTATTCAAATATGAATAAAGTTCCTGTTAGAGAGGAATATACAGAAACAGAATCTGACTTGGATTCTAATTCAGATACTGAATCAAAATCTAATTACCAAGATAAAGATGGTAATGTAGAAACTGATGTTTTTAATCTCAATGAATCCGAAATGCATACTTTTGATTACAAATCTAATAGTGAAATGATAATTCCTCTTGATCTTAATAGCATTATTAAACAAGTTGTTGCTGATAAAATTAACGAAGAAAGTAATCATAATAAAACTTCAATTATAGAGATAAAGGAAAATACCTTAGAAAACAATCAAACACTTATTAAAGACTTGAATAAAAAAACTATTAATGAATTGAAGGAATTAGCCAGGGTACATAATATAAGATTGTATGATGGTGGTAAACCAAAAAATAAAGAGACACTATTAAAAGAATTATCTAATATATAAGTATATAAATGAGTAAAAATGTTAGTATGGATAACAAACATGGTGACTGTTGCGGTTGCCCTGCTTTGATGTCTGATGGTCGTCTTTTTATGCAATGGCAACCTAAAGGTTCTTTTAATCAACGTCTTCAAAGCACTCTTAACTTGACCGGTGATAAACTACGTGCTAATCTACAACAAAATCCCGCCATTGCTGATATTGATGGTCTCTCTGATGAAAAACTTGTATGCAAACCTAACCCAAAGTTTTACATTGATTCATCTAATTTCCATAAAATGATGTTAGATTCTCAATTAGCTGAATTACAAAAACCAACCCAAGTTAATGGATTTATATTAAGAGATTCACATATGGTTTAATATAATTGAAGCTATTAATTATTTATAATATTTAAATATTATAAATAAATTTGGTATTGGAATAATTAAACACTCGAGTCCCAAGATAAAGTTTCTTCATTCCATACAAAAATACCTTCACCAGATGGGTAAGGTGTAGGTGGTTGCCATTTTAATTCTTCATCTAAAGTCCATGAGGGAAAAGGTTGTGGAGGACTAAAGTTATCTATATCTGAATGATATTTGTAACCATAACCAGCATATACTTTTCCAGGGGTACTATAATATGTTCTTACCCATGTTCCACCTAAATTTTGTTCACACCATTCTTTGGAATCACAAACAATCACACGAAGTACTTCATTAGTTGAAGGGTTAATCTCGGCGTAATGTACCATTTGACAGTTATATAACTTATAATCTTTAAATAATTTTTAATTTAGTTTTTTAATGATAAAACTAACATAAGTCAAGATAATCACCATCTATATATTGCACCTTTCGATGCAATTCCCTTAACCACATCCTATATGTCACTTTTAATCTATCAATCAACATCCAACTACTCGGTTCATTTTTTTCTTTGTTATATCTATTAAAAAATTGTTTAGAGTACTCCATAAGATGTTTACCCCTAGATTCAAAATGATCAGTGCATATTTTTAATATTTCTTGATCTCCATATGAGCAAACAGAAGTTATAAAACTATAGGCATGTTTGATAACATGTTCACTAACTGATACTTCTACTACATTTAGATATTTATGATGATAACATCTTGCTTGGTCAAAATCAATTAATATCAACTGAATCCCATTTGTTGGAACCTTAAATGCTGTTGATATAGAGTTACAACCGTCATGTTTAAACTCGAAATCAAAGAATCTGTAGGGTGCATTTAAAATATTGTATTCAATTTGTGACTTGGAAGTTTTCCGTATGAGAATATTTCCAGGATTATAATCACTTTGTAATATTCCAAAAACATATATTAACATATATATCTGATACAGACCTTGCCATATAATAGACAATGTCTGTATTTTATTAAGTCTATATGGTAGTCTATCCAATTGCACAGCATCTGTATAGTATTCCATAACATGGAAATAAACTTTGATATCATCTTCCTTCCCATTGCATAAACCCTTATCTATTAGTTTCTTCTCCATGTTTTCAAGATAATGTTTTTTTTCGTAACATGACATTTGACCGTATAATTTGGGAATATTAGGGTTTTTATGTGATAGTTTGTCCAGTAATTGATATATTTTATATTCATTACGGTCATCATATCTTTTATTTTTTAAAAGTTTATCAGCAACTGTTAATTTTATGATAACTTTATTTTTTTTATCTAATTCAGCAATTATACGATAACCCTCTGAAGACATCTCAATCAATTTATTTATGAGCCATGTTTCAGTAGGTTGAGGTCTTTTATAAAGTTTTAACATATATTTTATATTCTTATTATAAAAATATTGAAATTTTGTGTTTATATAGTGATTAACAAT